TGGCTATATTGTTTTTGTTGGGGTTTGTATTGTTTAAAAAATTAATAACCTGCAAAATTGCAGGTTATTTTTTTTGCCTGTTTTTAGCCAAAAAAAAATACCCCCTTTTGCAGGGGGCAAAATTATTATATATTAAAAGTTATATGTATCGGTATAAAGTAAATTTGCAGTGCCACATATACCCACGCTGCAACTAATATTGGCGCCGCCGGGCAATACATTTATAATGCAGTTACCATTACCAGTATATGTTGTTAGTGTAAATTTGTTATTAGCCATAAACTCGAGCTCGCACTCGTTACCGTTTGCATTTAACTCCTCGGTAATATTATCGAGTAATTGGTAAATATTACTAATTTCGTTAGGGTTATTAATAGTATCGAGTATTGTTTGGTAAATTGGTACAAATTGGTTAACTAAATTGCTTAAATTGTTTACATAATTGGTTAGCATAGGTATTTACCCCCTTGTTTATTTGTTACCTTTATTATACCATAAAAAACATAATTTTGCAAGCACTTTTACAAAAAAAAATAAGGTAGGTTTTTGCCTACCTTATTAATAATTATTTTTAATTGTTACCAATGCCTATTTGCCAAAAGCCCTCGCTAGCATAATTTACTATTTGCACTGGTGCATTATTAAAAGTAGTATTTAAATAGCCACCATATGGTATTTGCAACACATTACTAATAAATGCTGGTGCATAACTGCACTCGTATACCATTTGCAACTGGTTTACATTTACTACACCGTTGTTATTAATAACTATTACTATATCGGTAGTAATACTAATATATAGCCCTTGCAATTAGGGCTATTTTTATACGAATAACCATTTTAACGCCAATGAAAATGTGCCTACATTAATAGTAAATAGGCTGGCAAGGGGTTTATATATACCCCTTCCCAGCCTAAAAATTTCAACAATTTAAAAATTTGTATATTTTAAAAACGTACTTAATTTAAAAACGGACTTAATTATATTCAACTGCATAAGTAATTCGACGGTCGTCGATTGTTTCATCGATTACTGCTAACCTTAATAGTTTATGTTTAGTAACATGATATTCAACTTCAACACAGTAACCATCACCAACGGCAGTAACTGCAACATTATTACCTCCAGTTTTATAAATAGGTTCAAGGTCATATACGTCACCTAAAATTTGTTCACATAGTTTGGTAATAAAAAGGTCGAGGCCAAAACCTGTTTTAATTTTTTCGTGGCCTGCCAAAAATTCAGTTTCAAATTTTTCAAATAATTCGTGTAAGTTCATAATATGCACCCCTTTTTTGTTTTTAACAGGCATTGACTTTGCTTTACCTGTTAAATAAATTATAACATAGTTTTATAGCAAAGTCAATACTTTTTTTAAACTTTTTTAAAATTGTTGGGTATAAATATAACACTTTTTAATGCCATTATATTTATAATCAATAAATATTCCTTTTTCGGTTTTTTTCGTATATAGTTTTAATATTACAATACCATATTGTGCTATATAATCACAAAAATACTCTTCAAGTAATTGGGCTATTTCATCATATGAAAGGTCGGCATAAGGAGCAAACAGTAAATAACTATTAATCATCGCTCCTAAAAAGTCCTCAACATTTAATACTATATCATTTCCAATAATCATAATTAAACCTCCTATAATGGCATTAATGAATTAGTGACTAATAAAGTATTGATGTTATATCGATTTCGACGTAACATATCGTATTCAACATTACCATGAATTGTTCTAGTAAATGGCTGTGTAATTAAATAAACACTTTTACCTGAAGGTGACATTTCTTTACTAATAACTTTGCTTAATAATCCATAATTCCAAACTAATACGTCACCAACTTTAATATCAGTTGCTTTAGTACCTTCAAAATAGCCCTTAAAACCTTGTAAATGTACACCATTTTTCATATTAGTCATCCTTCCTAAATGTGTTATTAAACCTTTTTAACATTTTATACCAATTGAGCAGCATGAAAATAGGGAAACCTGCAATATAAATAATTGTTACTACAATAAAACCACATAATTTTGTAAAAGCATATTCGTTATTAATTAAGTACCATGCGCCAAACACAATGACGCATGATACTAGCAACATAGTTAACATTATTTAGCCTCCACTTGTTTACGTTGCATAATAGTCGAACCTTCAGCTACTCCTTGCAAAAATGCACATATATCAACAGGAGCGTTACGCTTTTTAGTTTTAAAAGTGCCTGCCCCTTTTTCGGCCATAAATTTGTCGAACTCGGTATTTACTTCCTCGGCAACTGTAATTTTTAAAGCCATGCAGTTTTTGTCAAGCTCCTTTTTTAAACCTACTAAAAAACCATCGACAAAACTTTTATACACGCCTTTAACTCCGTTACCCTGTTTCCAAATTTTCGTTTGGTAACTATCGGCCATACGGTGAATGGCCTGCCATAACCATTCGTAAATTTTGGTAACCGTTTTAGCGTTATTTTCGTAACCATAAAATACTGGAATCATTTTTTCAGCCCATATTAATTTTACCCCATAATTATTAGCTAAAATTGTTGCCAGCGCAAAACGGTAACTTTTACCCCTTGCATTCACTGCAAATTCAGTCACGATATTTGCAGGTTTTTTGCTAATGTTTTGTAATTTAATGTTGTACTTTGCCATTAATTCCTGGGCTTTAGCGGCCGCTGCAATGGCCTCGGCTTGGTTGGTATTTTTGTTCGCCAACTCCAGTAATGTAATAATTTGTTGTTCGAGTTTGTTTAATTTTTGTTCAGTCATTTTTATGACCCCCTTGTTTATTTGTTATACTTATTATAAACGATTTTGCTTATAAAGTCAAGCACTTTTTAAAAATTTTTATCATTTTTAATTTGCAACATTAAATCGCTATAAACTTTAATTTGTTGCTCGGTTAGCCATTCTGGCTTAATTTTTAAACTATCATATATAATGTACATATATTCGATGTGCATTTCAACAGTTTCGCCCCACAAGTGGCGTTCATTGCCGTTGCCATAGCCTAAATAGTATTTGCAATATGAAAAAATTTTCAAAAAAAGTTATCCACAACTTTATTCACAGCCTGTGGATAACTTTCGTCTTCATAAATGGCCTGTATTAAGTTTTTTAGCGTGACCACATATATTTATACCTATAAAGCCTAAAAACCGTTAAAACTAAAATATGAAGAAATTTAGGGTGATTGGCAAAAATGCAAAAAAAAATAACCTGCAAATGCAGGCTATTTAAATAATTGTTCACGAGTTTTTTGCAGGTCGACTGCCTCTCCAGTACGCTTGTTAATCTTAATTATAGTGTGTGTTTGTGGCTCTTCGTAAAATTCGTGTGTTTCGTTTTGGATAATTAGCCTTGGTTTTGGCTTAAAACCTTCAGGCGAATCGACTGGCCGAGTTGTTAAAAAGGTAACGGCCAATATAAATAATATTACTGTTAACTTTTTCATTTTTTATTCCCCCTCCGGGTAACGAATATCCAGATATTCACATTCTACAACATCGCCGTCTTCGTCTACTTCAACTTCCTGCAACATAAGGCAGTCAACATTGGCGAACTTTAACCCACAGGAATCGAATTTATGAATGTGAAGTAACCCGCTTTCCTTTTCTAAAAAGTCATACGCTTCGCTTTCGGAATCGCTTTCAAATTCCACAGCGGGGTCATGGTTATCGAGTAATTCTACTTCTTCTAAACATTGCAATTCTTTTTCTCTAACTTCCGCAGTCCATTTTAACACTTGATAAGATTTTTTCATTTTTCATACCCCTTTTATTTTTTTATTTTTGTTTTGTTTTTTCCTTACCTCTTGTCTATATTATAGCCCCCCCTCGTCCTGTTGTCAAGTGTTTTTGAAAAATTGCAAAATAAAAAAGCAGGGCAAAAGCCCTGCTTTTTGTAGAGGGGGTGTAACTGCCAGCCTGTCAAACTGATGCGGTTACGATGTTTTTGACTCTTTTAATTAATATAATAACTCAACTGAAAAAATCTTGTCTGCACGTTTGTATTTGTTGACGGCGTCCCGCGCTTGCTTGAAGCGTTTGTATGCTGCTTGTTGCAGCAAGGCTGATTTCAATAAGATACTTTCAAAGTCGCCTACCGTTAACGTTACTAGCTCATATTCTCCCGCTTCATTTTTCGCCCTAAAAAGGTTATCGCCTTTCATTTTTGCAACTTCATGCGCCGAATTAAATTTAATAATGTTGTCTGTGTCCCTGTCAATGTAGTAAGTCTTACCGTTGACTTCGTACTTTGTGGGAGCTATTAATTCGGACTGATATTCTTGATATAACTGACTAATGCGTATAGCTCGGGCTTCGTCTGTGCTGTAGTTTAATTGTAGCTTTAAAATGCCTAATGCGTAGCATTGCTCGTTCGTTAAGGAGCTTGGAAGCGATACATTCGGCATAGCTTGCCGCAACGCGTTAATGCTGGTGTAGTCAGTCCCTTGATATCTGTACACTGTTTTTTTGTCCATTTTCAAACCCCTTTCTTAACCGCTATACGGCAGGACTACTGTGTCGCATACCTGAATTGAAAAGTTGCCTGTATCATCGACTACGGCTATAACATTAATTATATTGTTCGCATTTGCCTTTAAAGTCGGCGCAACACCTTTCGGGTAGTAGACTGCGCTACCCGTCGGGAACGTCCAAGTTACCGCCGGAACAGTAACCCCCAAAGGTAACCAAAAGGTTAACGTCTTCCACATATAAGGCAAACTTCCTACGGTCGCTTTGAAGTTCATGTTTGAAAAATTCATATTTAATCTCGAAGGGTTATTGATCGAACAGTTAATCAGATAGCAATTTGCTGCTGATTGATAGTTAATGGTGTTCCCTGTGTTCGGCGCTGCGAAGTAAGTATTTTCCGCAGTACCTGTAAAGTAAAGGCAGCTTTCATTGTTCCCAGCTCGAATAACGCCGTTAGACGTGCCAGTATTTAACGTTGAGCCAACCGTTAAGCCCTGTGATATATAAAAGTTACCATTGCTATCAATGCTGCTTGTGTTGCTGGCTAGGTTGTTCGGCGTGAATAGTATCTGCCCATTACTGTCTGCCTTTATAGTTACATTATTGTTATTTCTGTCAACTTCTAATATCTTAATGTTTCCAACTTGCAAGGCTGCATTTTTCGTATAGCTGATAGCAGAATTATTTTGTAAAGAAAATATACTGTAGTCAGTGCTAATGGCTTCTGCTTGATTTGAAAGCCGCATACCTGCCGTGTTATCGGCTGCCTCGGGGTAAAAACCTATGATTTTGCTTGTACCGCCGCCACCTACTCTTAAACCACTTGAAGTGCTATACTTTAGAATACTATTAGCTAAAAACTCAAGTGTAGCCGTCGTTGCAGTGCCGCCTATTGTGGCAACGTCTGCTGTGCCAACATTGAAAAAGTGTGCCAGTCCTTCTGTAGCTGTATAATACATTGCTCCGGTGGCAGCAGAATTTATCTTTGCTTGCGTTGTTGCGCTATTAGGCTTCATGCCTAGTGTGATAGTTCCACCAATGCCCGCAAGTGCGCCGTCCCTCACTGTTATAGGTTTATTAAATGTGTTCGTTCCTGTAAAGTTGTTATCTTCTGCGGCGGTAACATCACCGCCTACTTCAATGGTAATATCTGTCGTACCGTCAAATGCTACGCCGTTTATTGTGCGGGCGGTTTCTAGTTTCGTAGCGGTATTTGCATTGCCCAGCCATTTCGCAACGCCGACATTTGTTATTCGCGCAAATTCAAAGGTATTATGCGAAAGGATTGCTGTTTCACTTTTGTCAGTAGTTATTGATGTAGACGCAGTAGTATTGCCAATTTTGAAGTAGTGTCCAGCGTTTTCTGTCGCAATATAGTTTAACGCCCCTGTTGTGCTAGATATAATATTCGCTTGTACTGTTGCTGATTGGGGTTTGTTGCCTAAAATAATTTGTCCTTGACTGCCTGCTGTTGTGCCATTTGATACAGCAATGTTTGCGCTAAAAGTATTTAAAGCGGTAAAGGTATTAGCTAAATTTAATTGAGCGTATCCACTTAAATCATGGTTACCGCCTAGAATATCCCATTGTGCGCCGTCCCATGCTACATTGTCCCCTGCTTTAATACCATGGTCGGGGTCTGCCGTTTCAACGTTCCACACGTCGCCTACTTTCTGCCCTGTAGTCGGTAAATCGGCGTAGGTAGCAACGCTGCCTTTATATTGATATACCGTTGTTAATCCGAGTTGTTCGGCGGTTACTTTATGCGGATTACTGAAGTCAGCTTCATGTGTAGCAAGGTTATTCGCCACAGTAGTTATTTTTTCGGTTAAGTCTGTCGTAGTTCCGTCAATATCTGCTTTTGTAGCCAGCTTATACCACTCTGACCAACTACTAACAGTAGCCGGGTCACTGTTTTTTACAATTTGCCCGAAACGATTATAAATCGCTCCTGTCGTTTCGCTCACCCATAACTGTTTACATACACTGTCATTATAGTCGTTATCAACGTTTAGAAAACCCGAGTTTGTTTCGGGCGCGTTAGGGTTATTAGAAGCTTGTAAATACCAGTGGCGAACATCAACTAATGTGTTTACATCTGTCGCTTCTGTCACGTTATTATAATAATTCAATACGCTTAACTGCTCAATTTTTGTCAATGCGTCCTTTGCTATTATTAACGCATTTGTAGCATCATTAGCTGCATTGTTAGCGGCTTCTTGTGCAGCGTCAGCAGTATTTTGCGCAGCGTCGGCGGCTTTTTGCGCAGCGTCGGCTAAATCGTATGCTTCATCTGCTCTGTTTTGCGCTGCTGCTGCTGCTGTAGCTGCTGCTGTTCCAACACTAAAAGCATTGTTCGCAACATTCAAAGCAGTATTAGCGGTTTGTTGCGCCGTTTGAGCTGCGGCAAGTGCATTGTTCGCCATTTCCATTGCAGCTAGTGCAATGTTATAAGCTTGCTGTGCAACTTGCAGGGCTTCATCTGCAACTTTTTCTGTAGCATATGCCACGTTGCCTATATCATTAATAGCGTCCTCTGTTTGTTGCTGGAAGTATAACCCGGTCAGTGCGCCCTCAAATGGCAGATATTTGAATTTATAGTATTCTCTATTTAATATCTTATTATTTATGTCGTCAAGTAATCTCGCATTTCTCATACGGGTCGAGTTGACTATATTGTTAATATCCATTTTTTTACCCCTTTGTTAATCGCTTATTAATGGTAACCAGCGCACCCACTCCGCCCCACTCACCGAATAGGTAGCACCTTTGGGTACTGGAAACGATATTGAACAGCTTCCCTGTCCGTATTTACTTCTGCCTGCGGTACTCATTACTGTTAAACCATTTACGTATCCGCTTATAGTAGTGTTTGAGTAGCTCTTAGCAGTTATAAATCCGTCTGTTGCAACAGTGCCACTTGACGAAACACTTGAATACCTGCCGAAATGTGTTGCCACAGGTTTGGGTATCTCTCCAATGGATACGTCTATTTTTTCTTGTACTTGTTCAGGTGTGATCCCGCCTATGTAGGGCAAAAGCTCTTGCCAGTATGTTGTATCAATGCCCGGAGTTTTTAGCCCTGCTGCCGTATCTACGCCGTTAGCAAGAATGCACATATAAAGCTTGTTGTTGTGATTTACTAGGCAGTTTTCAGAATACTGTAAAGTCGTCTTATAAGTCATTAGCCCGCCGCTTTGCTGCCAGTAGGCAAAAGCAGACAACATATATAGAATACCGTTAAAGTCTGCCCTTGTCGGGGCTATGCCGCCTGCCTTAATTGGGACTTGCGTTATAGCCGGAAAGCCGTTCGTCTGCGACGCTAATCCCGTTGCTTCATTATTCGTTGCCGGAATTATGTTCTTCGTTCCTTCATCAGCAAAAGGTCTTTCAAATAAATACAATGGTTCTTGCACTACTGGAATAGCCATGTTAACACTTCCTTTTTTTCTTTACTCTATAGATTGGGGGTACGGGTCAAAGACGCCATTATTGAATGGTTGGAGCAAGCTCCCATTAAAACCAAACGTATTATCGGTATCAATCATAACCAGCGACCAGCCGACGCCTGCGCCTACGATTAAATTCGCGCCTATCCTAAATATAGCAAGCTGAACATCTGTTAAATACATTGCGAATACGAAGCGAACGTGCATGGGATAGTTGTTGTAAAATGTACCGTCCTCTCTTTGCTTTTCGTCGATAACGTTGAATACAACGCCGCCCAGCTCCGGAAAAAGCTTGTTTAACATATAGTTAAGCGTCGCAAGGCTTGCGTCGGTGATATTAGCTAAAGCTTTATAGTAAAGCAGTGAGCGGTATTCATCATCTATTAACGTGAATTTTTTCCCGTTAATAGGGTCTGTTATAGTCCTGCCTATAACAAGGATTTCGCCCCAAACGTCCAGCCCTACGCCGTTAGCTGTGGCTATGTTAAATATGTTGTCATAAAAGACCAGCATATCTTTGCTAGGATTAATGTTTGAGCGAAAATCATCTAATATCTGATAAATAGTTGTGCTGCTACCGTATTGACTTTGGATATACGGTTGTAGTTCAACACGTATATTGTCGCACTCGCGCACATCTTCTTGCCCTCTAAAGTCCATTTTTACGCCCCCTTACTCTAGTACAGTAATCGTGATATTGCTTTCGCTCATTACTGGTATTTGATTAGCTGGAATATCAACGCTATCAGTCCATTCTGACCCGCTAGGGTATGATATCTCAATATTTTCGAGATTATCTACTCCAACGTCAACTATATCGGCGTAGAAGCGGCTTGCGTAAATCGTCTGTGCCATTTTCGCGCGTCCGTATTTATTTAATTCGCCGTTGAAGTTTTGAAGAACAACTTTTTTAATTTTTTCTTCGTAATTGGTCGGAAGCGTCGAAGTTTTCCTTATCTTTACAGACAGCGCGAATGTTGTTGTTGTCGGTATCTCAATGTAGTAAACGAATTCATTGCCTTTTTCATCTACATAAGCGATTTTTGTGTTGCCCGAAATTCCACAGCCGCCGTCAATTTTTTCGTGAATCGTTTTTGCTATACTCTCTATATTACCACCATAGACGCTACAATAAATACTATGCGGGGGCAGTGTGACGCCGTAAAGCACTTTGTGCGTGTCACCGCGGTTTTCTAAAACCGATACGGCTACTACGTCGGAAAGGTTAGCTAGTGCGCCATCAACCGCCGACGCTATGCCATGGGCGTTCTGTGCTACGCTGGCACGTCTGCGCTGTTCAAATTCTGCCTGCGTTTCGCTGTTTCGTCCGGTGACGCCTGCGGCTAGATTTGTTATGCTGTCCCAGCCGGGAACAACGGTAACTATCTTCGTAAGCTGCCCTACGCCTATTTCAATCGCCCCACGCTGGCTACAGCGGAAAATAGCTGTAGCTGTTCCGTCCTCTCCTATGGTCGTTACTGTGACGTTCGTATATGTGTATCCCTTTTGGTCCTCGACTATAGCTCCATAGGGTATAACTGTGCCGTATGCGCCTTTGATGTTGCCCGTAACAAGGGTTGCTATGGCTATATGGCGTTCAATGAAGTAAATGCCTGCTAGTGCGTCCTGCCATATTCCAAGCGCGGTTTTTGGATTGAACATATTCGCAAGATAAAGAATCTCACTATCTTTCCTGTTAATCAATACAGCCTGTCCGTCAATAAGCTGCCCCGCTGGTGTTTCGGGGGCTGTGTCAAGCAATGGCTTATCGGGGTCTGTCGCGAATGCTTTTTGCCATTGAGTTACAAGGTTAGCCCGTATCGCCGCCGTTCCGCTTGATATAAGCCCCGTATCCGGGTTGAATGTTATCATTGTTAATCCCCCTTAATCGTTTAATCTAAATGGATTGATATGAAAAGCGATCATAGATTGCCCCGCAGTCCCCTTGAATTTCCAGCCTAAATAAATTCGCAGATAAAACCATTTGCAATATTTTTTTGTGTAAAATATGCTCCATGTTTTATTTAAAAATATTCGATTATCGTTAACGACAGCGATATAGCATTTGTCGTTTTCAGCATAGTTATAGTTAACGTATGTTTTCACCTTATCGGCGAATACGTAACGTCCGCAAACTTCATAAGAAAAGCCATAAGCAGTGTTTCTATAAAGCCAAACGTTACGGCAAAAATAACGCTGAATTTTTTCACATATAGTAAAATTCGGGTCTAATATCTCTACATATCCCGGCTTCATGGTGTATTTGTTTTTGACTTCGGGCGTGTATTTATAATGTCTGTCAAAATCATATCTAAACAGTTTTGGAACGCCGCTGTTAATCGTATGTGGTATGTCGATACAGTTATCATAAGTCTGCCACCACCGCAGAGAATAGGGCAGTTCTCCGTATTCGTTAGAGAATAATATTACGAACGGATTAGTTACATAGCATATCAGCGTAAATATAATATCTAATATTAGATAAAAAATATAAGTCATAGTTTCGCTCCTTAAAAATCAATTTGAACGTTTTCGCTTTCCAATACTGTCGCTTGCACTTCACCGCCCATGACACGCCCGCTTTCATCAAATGTTAAGTCAACTTCTGCTCCTGTTACTCCGTTCACGTTCAGAACGGTTTCACGTATGCGAGTTCGCAGGATAGGGGCGGCAATCGCCGGGGCTTTGCCCAGCTCGATTTCAAAATGTGGAATCCCACGTGTTTGGGCTAAATAAGCGTCGTTTTTGAATAACCTGACTGCGTTCGCCGCATTCTGTGCTATAGCGTATGCTCCTGATACCAACGCTATTTGTCCGCTTGCATCACTAAAAATATCCCACTTGTCATTGAGGTATAGTGTATGCCCTATATCTCCGGGGGTGAAATACGGGTTCATTTCAATACCGTATTTACCTGTGACGTAAATAGGTTCTTGGATATTGGGCGGCGTTGGCGGTTTAGGCTTATCTTTAGCTTTAACTTCAATCTGATGCGTATTATCAATGTCTATTGAGCCTGTAAGTGGTTCAAACGTGTATATCTGCGTTATAGATTGTAAGTTAACTCCCTCAACGCGCATTGTTTCGCCTTTGATATAGCTGCTTTCATCGGATTGAGCTGTAACAAACGCTTTTAATTCAACAACTTCTGCCATGTTTACACCCCCTAACTTTTTCTAAAATAACTGGTTTCTTGTGTTTTAGAGTTTTTTGGTGACTTCTTATTCATTCTTTCGTATATTTTAGGCAAGCATTCTTTGCATATATAATAAGTCTTATGATATGCGGGCATTTCAAAAGCCCACTCAATAGGCTTTATCTTACCGCATGAAGTACATTGATGTATCATTTTAGCAATTCCCCTTTTTTAGCGCAGCTTCAACCTCTTTTATGTGTAGCTTGTTTCCATTTTTGATTTCTAAAACGGATAAGCTAGTAATGCAATCTACGCATATACCGATTTTGTTATCGAAAGAATAGTAACCAGTAAGCAACGGCTTATTGCAGTGACAGCAAATTCTTTCTATATCCATTTTATCACACCTTAACTTTTGATATTTAAATTGAATCAAGTAATATTAAGTAATCTACATTCGCATGAAAAACAGTATTTTTCTAATATTGGCAAAAACCTATCATCGTACACTGTTATTTCATATACCGTTTCCGCATACAAATTCACAGGAACGCCAACGGTAGAATTTACTTTTGCATAGTAAGTTTGTTCTTCTGTTTTAAAATCTGATATCTTAAAGGTTACAGGCAGGTCTATAACACCCGGCTGATAATCAGGGCATTTCAGATAAAAATTTATAGTTACTACAGCGGGTATGTCCCCCCTCCATAAAAAACCTACCCCTCTGTTAATACTGTTTCAACATATTTCAGTACGAATCTATTTAATACGGTTTGTCCGAATTCTGCACCTTCCGGAATATTTGATCGCACATAAAATAATGTATTCGTATCGCCGATATTCGCGAACTCTAACTTTTGACCCCACGTGTTACCGTCTTTAGATATCTGTAACCATTCAGGATTACTGCCGATAACAGAAAGCGAAACGTTATAAACATTGGTCGTTAAAGCAGCACGCAGCGCATAGGAAACTATTGTTCCAAGCTCGCCCTTTTCCCCTGTGTACTTCAAAATATCGCCTGTGGTGATTAGTGTTCCGTCTGTTCCGCCGGATGTAACACTGCCGTTATAAATGCTTAATTGCGCCATGAGTAAGCCCCCTTTTATTTTTTATTTAACTATGTTATAATTTTAGTGTAGCATAGTCATAGCCCTTATATTTTTTTCGTTCGACAAAACCTCTGCAAAATTAGCAATCGGCAACGGTTGCTTTTTTTGCGTCCGGCTCCTATAATGTAGACATTCACAGTCAGCGGTGATTGCTGGTAACTAAAAGGGTCACAGAAGCGCAAATGCAACGCACATTTGCGTTTTTCTGTTTTATATGATACAATAAATCCGGTACATATCAGGTTTATCTCCCCAACGATAAAGCTGGTAGTAAAAAAGCCCTGCGGGGCTTTTTTATTTTTGTTTACATTATACCATGTATGCGCTATAATAAATATGGTACAAAATTAAACCGCCTTTTTATTATGTGATGCAAAACAAGTTAAAAAGCAGCAGACAAAAGCAAAGTTAACGCTTTGCTTTTTCTGTTTTTATGCTATAATATTTATGTGACGTCAGCTCTCCGGTTGAATTAAAATAAAAGAAGCAATCATAAAAGGTTGCTTCTTTTACGCCTTGTTGCTATAATTAAATATGCAGAAGCTGCCCCTTCTCACAATTCTTTTTAAACCCAAAAACACCCTGCTTTTTAGCAGGGTGTTTTTTTTACTTCGTCACTTGTGCTAATCCTGCGCCGAAAATTAAAAAGCAAACGCAGAAAAAGACGAAATTCATAATTAAGCCGTTTTCTTTTAGAACAGTAAAAAACTTATCCATGATATACCCCCTCTCTTGAACGCTGTTTAGGTTACAGCGTTTTATTTTTGCTTGTATATGTAATTTGTCCTAAAAGTATTTTGAGGCGATTACAGGGCGAATATGGGCGTCATTCTTTTCCCGTTGACCCAAAACCGCCCTTGCGGACTTCGTTTGTATCGTCGCCGTCGCATACAGCATATTTAACAAAAATACCTTGCATAATTCGTTCACCTTTTTTAAAGCTCACGATTTCATCACTGTTATTTTGTAGGCAAATGCCTATATTGCCGTCGTTGTCGGGATTGGAAAAATAATCGGCGTCAATAATTCCTGTCCCATTCGCTAGTGTTACATGATGTTTAATGCCTATTGAGCTGCGAATATATAGCATTAACACTTCATCATCAGGCATAGACGCTTTAACGTTTGTTGGAATAATAGCCGATACGCTGCGGGGATTTAAGCGCACATTACAGGGTAGCACGAAGTCATAACCTGCGCTTTTTGCTGTTTTCCTTTTCGGCAGCACTGTATCGGCAGGGGCATTTTTTACGGGGTAAAATTTGCGGAAAACTTTTTCTTCTTCTAAAATTTCGAATTTTACCGGGGCTTCAATCTGATTAGAATTTTCCATGTTATCACCTTTAAATATTTCATTTATTTTGTTTTGCAAAAGTTTGCTCGGATTATCTACGATGATTTTTTCACCATTCGTTAATCTAATAATAACTTTTATCACGTTATTTTTCAAGTTTCGCGTTTCGGTAACGTTAGTTATGCTTCTTATTTGATTAATGTTTTGAATTATTTTTAAAGCTTTGTTCTCTGCTTTTATCTGCTCTCGGTAGGATTGTTTAAATTTGTTATCAAAAAAAGATTTAAAATTATTGCCGCTAGATGTTTGGTCAATAACTTTTCTGATCGATATATAGTCTTTTGGTATTCGGCATTTCGTGATTATTTCCTCGGCTGCTTTTGCAGCTTCTATATCACTGCTATATTTACAACATTTTCCTCTCAATAAGCAACACCGCGGGTTAAGCTTGCTGTTTTGTTTAACTATTTCGCCCATGTAATACCCTTTGGTTTCGATTTCAATATAATAAAAACTCACAACTTCAACTCCTTTGATATGTCACATAACTTTGTACGCTTTCAAGTTTTTCATCTGTTATACCTTCTATCTCTGATGATTAAATCCATATCTAGGCTATCCAGCAGCTTTATTAAATCGTTAATGTTGACAAAACCTCTTTTAAAACGGTCGTGCAATCCTGTTTCATTGATATTCATTTCTGCTGCAACTTCTTTTAAATATCTCTTGTCCCTGCGTACCAGCCTTCTGACCCATGTTTTAAACGCTACCGGGTCAGCTAATTTCTCGGCAGCGTTCCATTCTTTCAGTGTTGGTTTTTCAAACTTCACTTTATCACTCCTTTTTGATTCCGTATCTATTTGTTTTCGACTTTTCTTCTGCTTCTTCAAACGTTGCGAATGCGGTTAAATTTCTAACGGTAATATTACTAACATTATTGCCATATTCTATATTAAATTTATAATGCCCTGAATAAATAAACTTTCTCCCCTTTTTCTCGACGGTCAATATTTTAATTTCTGACGGTTCAGCTAGAATAGTATTATCAAAAAGTACAAATATTTTATCGCCAACTTTTATGTTTTTTAATGTTTTCATCTTCTGCACTTCCTTACGATACTTTTTCTGAACGCCGTCATTACTTCGTTAATTGTATGTTCACTAAAATAGTTTTCAAAAATATAATCGCCGTCAGCTTTCAGACATAACCAGTAACCTTCACTATCTTTATAAAAATCTCGAATGCTGCTGTAATATTTTTGGGATAAATACTTCATTTATGGTTTAGTCATGGTATCGCTCCCTTTATTTTTGTTTTTCCTTACCTCTTGCTTATATTATAGCCCCCCTTTATCCTGTTGTCAAGTATTTTTTTGAAAAATCGCAAAATAAAAAAAGCAGGGCAAACGCCCTGCTTACTGGTATTAATGGGGTAGTTTTTTATAACATTCTATGCACAGAAGCCCTTTTTCCTGCTGCCTTTTCCCGCATTGAGTGCATAGCCCGGCAGCTTTGAGTTTTTCCCGCCGAATCTTTGCATATTCTAGCCGCTGCGCCTTGTGTGCGTGATAGTATGCGTAGTAATACTTTTCGCACTCTTTGCAATGCAGCTTGCCTGCTACCGCCTTGCGCTTATAACATCTCGGGCAGTATCCTTCTGCTTTCAATTCTTCACGGTAGGCTTTTGCCTTTTCTGATTTATCCATATCAATTCACTTTACTTTGTTTTTATATTAATAATCTAAAACTCTTGGAGTTACGCCGTTTATACGCTGCGAATATCTTATAAACGCACTGCCGCCTGTTCCTGTGACTTCACTTCTATAATCAACAGTAATACGATACTTTTTTCGAGGTGTAACGCCAATATACTTCGTAGCACCTGCGCTGTCTGCTCCCGAAGCACTAAACCATGTTTTAGTGCTTGAATACATGCAGCAATAGCAATACTCGCCGATTATACTACTATTTATTCCGCCCCCCACATAAATTACATTTACGCCAGCCGGAATAGTTATATCAAACGTACCATAAAATCCGCCATCGTCAGCTGCTGTTGTACTCCATAAGTTAGTATCTTCCGCTGGTAGTGGTTTCGTTAAAACAACATACTCTGTTTCATATTCGACGTCTGTGGGAATAATCCATTTCCCTGTAGCCGCATTATATCCTGCCGCCGTTATCGTATAAGATATTTCTGTTCCTGTCGGCACTCCATAGAAAACGGCTATTCCTTTATTATCAGTATTAGCTAAATTGCTTTCACCGTTGTAAGTCAGCTCCACTCTTGCTGACCGAACGTGATCGCCGTCGGGCGTGTCTACATGGATTTCAAGCACAGAATAAGTTTGCTGCTCCCCCCTCCCGAATCTATTAATAAACGCCTGTTGAACATAGTTATTCTCCTATCACGCTATACTTGCTGTTATAGGCAACTTTTCAATCTCTCTATTATATCCGCAATACAATACGTTGTAGGGAAACATAAATAAACCAGAACTAACGGCAGCTTGAAGAATATCATTATTAAAATAAACTAATCCGTTCGCTGTATCTAAATACTTTCCGTTATTTACATTGGTTAGCCGTAATGTCCCGCGTGCGTTACTAGAAAGGTCAGCCCAATTAAAGTAATCAACTCTATATTGCTGTCCTGCTGCCACAGCAACAACTTGCCGAAATAGTCGGCTATATGTGACATTCATTGTACTACGCGGATACCAGTATAACCCTAATCGCGTCACATTTTTGGGAATGGTAAATGTCGGCATATATTCCAATTGATTTTGAGCGTTATATTGATTTCGTGACGGAACAAAACAAGCGGTAGGAACATCAACGGGAATAGGAATATCCCCCCCTGATGTGGCTTGAAGTAATCTTCTATTAAACATTTTACCACTTCCTTAAAATTCAGGATAAATCATATAGCAAATACCAATGATAGCCCACGTTATCGCACCCATAAATATCGCTTCCATATCAACGCCTACTTTTCTTTTGTCGCAGCGTTTTTCTCGCCATAACTGCCCATTCGTGACTTGACCAAACTAGACAGGTTGGGCAAATATTTACGTCAAGCCGCCCGTAGGTAAAGCTTTTGCAGGCGTCCGCTGAATATTCTTCATTGCATAGATTGCACTTAATTTTCCCGTTTTCCATTTCAAAACCTCCTTAGTTTGTATGCTAAATTTGCTGGTATAAATGCGGTAAAATACGGTATTTTATCGCTAAATTATTTATGTAGTTTAAATGTCAAAAACAGCGTTTTTTGCTATCTCTTTTTTGGAGATATCAAATTTACCCATTTTTGATGTTTTGCTTTATTTTGGTGTGCCAGTATTACTATTGCCGCTTTCAACATTTCCATGAACGTGGTCGGCAAAGCTAATACCTTTGATTGTCGCATTGTCGATAACATCAAGCCGCTGCTGCACGGTTGTGTTACCTGTAACGGTCAGATTGCCATTTATGGTAGTGTTACTGTTAATGGTCGTCTGACTGGTGTTAACTGTGACGTGCTGCGGGGCTGTGACGATAACATTGCCGTCAGGTAGAATCTGAATGTAGCAGGTCGGCTGCTGGTTTAAAAATCCACCAATAAAAAAGCCGTCTGAAATATCAAAGTTTCGGAAGCTTCCGGGCTGGACTGGTTCAGCCGTCCCGTTAACAACGTTGGATACGTCCCGCTGACAGAATACCGCAAGTCCAATATCACCCGGTACAGGGTCGCAAACTAATGCCGCTGCGCCGCCCTGTATTCTGCAATAGGGTAAATTATAAAGCGGGGCTGGATTTATGGCGTTGTTTTTGGCGTCTAGGGCAACTATTAAGGGCAGTACATCAACTCGCCCTGTGGGGCTTATTCCGTCGCTGTAAACAGCTTGGACTTTGCAAGGCAACGCCGTATTTACCCTGCCATTCAAAAAGTTTTCGATAAAATACGCCATTTCGTTACCCTGACTATTTCCCGTAAAAGGTGAACGAGTGCTTTCAACCGTTGGCGAAACTATTTGAGATTTTTTCAAAGTATCCATATCAGTTCTCCTGTGCGTAAACGGCTTTGACTACGCTGTCCCACGCTCCCGCAGCTTGCGAATTAAAACATTCTAGGTTATGCGTCAAGCTTGTAACTTTCCATACGCCTGTAGCTCGCGGAACAACGCTTTCCAGCTTTACTAACCCGCCTAGTGTGATAGTAGGGTCAAATTCGCATTTAAACTCTATGCCGTCCTGCGTGAAAGACGGGTAGCCAATTAAACCAGTTCCTACCTTTATCAACACAGCATTACCGCTGCGCGCTCCGTTTTTCGGAGTTATCACTACTTTACTATCGTCAATATACAAGTCAATGCCTAGTTGCTTTGCTAGCTTGTGCATTTTTTCTATTGGGCTGCCTGTAAAGGTTGTGTTTCTGACACTCGCCGAAACGCCATCGTTGATAAAGGTGTATCCCGCTTCTGTCGCGAATTGCTCGAACAGTTTCGCGGCGTCGGTAGTGCCTTGTACAGCGATTGGCGGCGTTGCCAGTAGTGCAGGATAAATACCCGCCGCTGCTTTGATATCAAAAGATATCTCCGGCGCACCGCTAAAGTTAGCGGCTGCCAGTGTAAACTCACCTTCAAAGACTGTCCCGACTATACCCGTATCGTCGCCAGCTTCAAGACGAATAAAGTTCTTTTCTGACTGCTGTGGATAAAATGCTAACGTGCTTGCTGTTTCCATTACACTTAAAGGTAAACCGTATATACTGGCGGTTAAAGTGTTCTTGTCCTCGCCGCCTGGCTTCGCTATCGTCGCTTTAATGCGGTGATTTTCGATAATGATAGTATTGCTATTCGTATTCGGAAAAGTCCCGCTACGAAGCGTTATAATCGCTCTAAGGGCTTTTATTGAAAAACTCATGCTACATCTCGCTTTCCGGCACGAAGCACAAGACAAAACGTGTTCCTAGCTCTTTATAGTCCGGCTGCGCTCCATGTCCTTCTTTGTCCACAAATAGCAGATTTCCGCTGAAATTCAATTTAGGCTGCTGTAAGATCAACTCATTAGTTACACACAGCGCGCCTGTACATATCACTTCATCCTGTACGCTTAAATCACAATATAGGTTGTCATAACGCCAGCATAAGCGAATTTGGCAGATTTGACCGTCAAGCGTTACCGTGAATTGCTGATTAGGTATAGCGTTTAATGGTATCGTTTTATAAGTCATAATGTCCCCCTACAATCCCAAAACCTTTTTTATATCGTATGCTACACTACTGTTTTCGGAATCGTCCCCGTCGCTAGGATTAGTGTTGCCCCTGTCTACGGTTGAAGCGTCTGACGCGCTGGCGGCGTCGTCTGATGTTATTGGCTGCACATCAACATTTGTATACTGGCTTTTCTGCTGCCGAATCTCGACAAGATGAATGTTTACTACAAGGGTCGTTAATGCCTGCCCCTCGTTGAATGCGTAGTCATATTTGTCTAGCGTCATGTTTTGGTGTTCTTTAAGCGGGGTTACAAATGATATTAATTCCGTTGTTGTCCGCAGACGTTCCAGCACCGCAACAGCCTGTTGAATTTCTCCCGGCGTTCCGTCTTTAGCAAGCGTTACTGTGATATCCATAGGGGCAGTAGTTTTATTGTAGGCAGCAAAGCTACCTTGTTCTAGGTAATCGTATGTAATATTAGCTTCCGCTTTTACAGTGCTGCCTAGATAGGTCGTAAATGTGGCTAGTGCTGTACCTGCGCTGTTGGCAAGTAACCAATTCTGCCATTCTTTACCGCTCCAATTCCATAATTTAGCCATGTTTACGCCCCCTTATTTAATGCCGCTTGCATTTGTAAAGAATAGCCCGGATTTCTCGCTGATTGCTCCACCCATGTCGGCAGCTATGCCGCTTGCGTCCGTTGCTGCGGTATGGATATCAATTTTGCCTACATTGATTTCTTGATTGGTATTGCTACCCCCGCCGCCTGCTGCAATAGCCTGCAACGACGGTACCGGAGTATTAGCTTGTTCCCACCGTTCAGAAATGGTAGCTTTTATGCTGCTCAATGAAGGAATTTTGTCTAAAATCTTCCCTATCCATTCCCACGCTGATTCAAGCGGGGATATCAGGTAGTCGTTAATAAACCCTGCAATGGCTTTGAACGCTGCGCCGCCTGCTGTAACAAGTAACGCCATTGCTGTTACGATTTTATAAAAGCCCATTAGGCAGAATAATAGGATTTGTTTCAATATCTCCCATGCTACTTGGGCTGCCTGTTTCAAGTAATCCCACGCCGTTTGTAGTGCCGCAAGGACTTCATCACCTGTCCCTAACATTTTCCATAAATCCTCAAAGGCACTCTTGCCGCCGTTGGCGTATACCCATAAATCTTCTAGGACTAATAGAAACGCTGCTATAAGCATTATAACCCACGTTATAGGATTAGCTAGTATGGCGGTGAATAAACTCCATAGGGCAGGCAGTAATAAGCCCGTAACAACGGCTACAATAGCGTATAACGCCATTGTTAGTATATCGCCATGTTTCTGCATATATGCGAATACATCCGTTAACGCTAGGGCAAATTGAGTTAACGCGGGAGCAGCAAAACGCAGAATCGGCAGAAAAACGAATGTGAAAGAACGGCTTAATTCTGTAATGCTGTCGTTAAATTTTGCAGCGATAACCGTATCCTCTTTCGTGAAATATCCTAAATCCTTTTGACGTTTTATAAGGTCGTCTAAAGCTTGCCTACCACCTTGCAAAAGTCCTATCGTACCTTCGTCGAGTTGTAATGAAGATAATATACCTTGACTTTCCAGCTTGCTCATACCTTCAACAGCTCCGGCTAAATCTCGCAAAACGTCAAATACATTGCGGACTTTTCCGCTGTCGTCTACTACTGCAACGCCCAGTTGCTCGAAGAATGGCAGTATACGGCTTTTACCTGTAACAGCGATACGGGCTAACTGTTTATTTAGTCCTTCGACGCTGTTAAACAATCCCCTGACGCTGCCGCCTGATAGTTCTGCCGCGTTGCCCCATGCGTATAAATCCGGCGCACTTGCGCCTATACGGTCTGCAACTTTACCGACGGCGTCAGCTCCTGCGGCTAAACTTTTCACTTGCGATATAATTGCACCAAACGAAAGGAAAGCGGCGGCGGCGGCTGTTCCTTTTTTCGTTAGCTTTGAAGCAAAGCTTTCTGTTTTTTTGTCGGCTTCGTCTATTCCTTTGTTAAAGTCTGTGGGGTCTAGCCCTAGAGTTATCATAAAACTATCAATAACTGTAGCCATTTTTTAACCCCCTTTCGTGTTTTTTCGCATATATTCAGCCAACAAAAAGTCATTAGTATTTTTGTTAGCCAAAATCTCGCACATATCTAATAAATCATCATAGCTGTAAATTGTTTGAAGTTCATGCAGTGTGGCAAGTCTTGCGGCGACTACGTTAGCAACAGAGGGCGTGACATTTACTGTTTTTTCGAGAAATGAATACCGCTGCTGCTCGGCGACAAGTCGGGCGTTTCGTTTGACTTGCCGCCTTTTAGAAAACTAGAAAAATTCACCTCAAAGGCTTTCTTTTTCAACGTCCATAGGCTACCTACTTCCTCAATAACTGCGTCTATTGTTTCCGGCATTAATTCTTGCTCTACACCGTCGGAAGTGATTAGCGAACAGCATTTAAGCAGCTCGTTGCCTAGCTCGGCGACTTCTTCCACGTTAACATTTCCTAAAGATTTAAAAACTTCATCAATGTTAACATCACGCCAGTTAATTTCGGAAATGCCTTTCCCTTCCGGCAGTCCGTTGAATGAATTTGCAATACCGCCATGAAGTGCCACGGCTGCAAGTTTAATAATAAACATTTCGAGTTTTGTCGCGGGCATTTGTCGCGCCTTAAATTTCAGCGTTCTTTCTGCGTCTTGTAGCGTAAATATGATTTCTTTTCTAGCCATTTTTTGCTCACTCCTTTTATAAAAATAGGCGATACTGTGAATATCGCCTATTAATTAACTATATTATATTAGCTTCTCGTTTCAAAAGCAAACGCTGCTGTAACGGGGTCAAGCACCTGTTTAAGTGCTGGGAAGTCTTTAGCGTTAGTTAATACGCCATTCGAGAACATGAACGAAGTTGAAATGCTCGGAATGTTTATTGCTAAACCTAGCCGAACGATTTTTTTCTGTGTTTCCATGTATTTTGCTAACGCCCTGATATAAGTTAAAGACGGGCTATTTGCTTCAAAAGTAAAGTGTATAATATGCGGTTGCGGTGTCCAGCCTGCCGCCATATGTCCGTCAACGCCCATACGAACGATACTGATTTGTCGCTCGTCTTGGTCTACAGCTTGGTCGGTAGCGTAGTTTTGCAACAGCACACCTGCCGGGAACAGTTCTTCAATCGTTAAGAAACATTTTGCGTTCGCTGATGTAATATCCATTTATAACACACCCCCTTTTTTTATAACACTACGGTCAGCGGAACGACTAATCTGTTAACGCTGCCGCCATACGTGTACCAAACATTTATAATCGGGCTATCACGGTTGACCCTTGCGGCTGCGCCCGGGTCTAATACCTGCATATAATAGCCATTAGTGTAAAGCTCTGTAGAGATATCTTCCCCTGCTTCCGCATAAAGCTGCGCTTTTTGGCTTTCACTTAATTCGATACCCGTATCAATAACGCCGTTATTCAACGCCCTAGTAATTGGGTCATTCAGCCATGCACGAATTTGCGTGTACCCAATCTCGTTATAAGGGGTCCTACCGATTGACGTCAAGCCGTTTGCAAGTGAGATTTGCATAACATTTTTAAGCCATATCATGTTGATATACGTATCAACGAATCCATAGTTGCCGCTGAACATTTTGGCGTCATAATAGAACGAAAAATCAGTGCTGCGGGCGGCGTAACGTCCATAGAAGTTAACGTTGTTAGCCAGCAACGCTGTTGCGCTGTCGTCGTCAGTTACAGACGCCGCAAGTCCTGTTTGCTTACGGAACGCATAACTTACAACACTGTTCGCCCTGTTCCAGTCAATGGAAGCTGCTGTAGCCATGACAAGCGTAGCAGTGTATACGTCAGGCGCATAGTTCATGCAAAATCCTTCGTAGTTCGCATTTTTCAGCGTGGTTACAAGAGTTCCCTCGCCGCTGGTTTTCAGGGCGTTAGAAGATTGCCAAGGAACGTACAGGAATTCAATCGGAGTATTATTGTTCCATTCAGCGAATTGCTGGATTTCTACGTCTGTAGCTTCTTTCAACGTGGTAAAGCTTACCCAGTTAGTTGATTGATTTATAACAGATTGCATATTAGCCGCAGGCGTCAAGGCGTCGCTGCCGTCGGATACTAGCGCGCCGCTTGCGGCGGTCAAGCCTAACGCTGTTGCGGTATCGGTGCCGAGGGCTTCAATAGTCAAGCCGTCTGTCGCTACCGATACTGCGCTATCTGCGCCTGTGGTTTCGCTGGTAATAGTAAAGCTTTCACTGTTGCTGTTATAAACAACGGTTGTTCCAGTGACTTTAGCAGCGATTGCTGCGGATACGTCGCTTGGCGTTGTAGCTGCGCTAAAATCCAATCCGGTAACAGTGATAGGGCTGCCGTCTACGGAGATAGTAAAGCCGCCCGCAGTGATTTTCTTTAGGTCGGTCAGTGATAACGCTTCTGCGCCGAACAGCTTTCCTGCGATTGTCGTGGATACCCTTTTTGCAAAATAAAGAATATTAGGCTTTTTAACACTGTTATCATAAGACTGGAAGTAATGACTAGCCGCAAGATATTCAATACTATCAAGCCCGTAGTATTCGCCTACAGCGTCTTTGCTTGCATATGCTTTAAGCGTTGGGAATGGTGTTAATTCGTTTTCGCTTAAATACAAGCCAGCGATTTCAAGCTCTTGGCTACCCGCTTTAATTACGCGCGGATTAATTTCAACGATTTTTGAAATAGGTATTGCCATTTTTTATAGACCCCCTTTTTCTGGTTTATGATGTACGTCAACATTTTCTAGCCGCGTTATCGCGATTTTATCAAAGTATTCTGTCTGGTATTCGTATACTGTCCAAAACGCTAAATGAAGCGGTAAGCGGTATCTGTTGATGTATTGATTTGTTTCATCAGTATATGGTAAAAACTGCATATTTTCGCAGTACAATAAAGCAATATTGTAGTTCTTTTTGAAAAAGTCAACCGCAACATCAGAACGCCCCAGCGTTTCAAAGTATTCGGCACGCTGCAATGCTCGTTGATAATCGGCGTCACAAAAATCGACGTTAACGACATATTCACGGTAAGAACGTGTTTCCGTCGTTCCTGCTTCTGTAACAATCTGCTCCCCGACATTCGTACCTATTCGGCGGGTACTGGCAAGAAAAAATACTACGTGTTCACGTGTCTTTGGCAGTGCCGAGTTGTTCTGCTGCCCGAGGTAAATTTGTTCAGCAGTTAACGGCGGTTGCATATAAGCCCGTAAATAGGCTTCTACGGCTACGTTAATTTCGCCATGTTCCAACTACTTCACCGCCTTTCTTCCGACGCTTACAAGGTTATTTCCTTCGTCAGGCTGATTGGTAAAGTCAGGGTATGGCGGCACTTGCAATGTTACTTCACAGTTAGCCCAGCCAACATTAGACCAGTCCTCAAACATTGCTGTGATTTTCCAAAATTCACCGGGCTTGCGCTCGATATAATCGCCTGTGCGTAAGATTGGAACGCGTGCAATACCTTCAATAGGTCTATTGTTATCGCTGGCAAGAAATATCTGTTCTGTATGCGCGGTGCTGTTGATGTTTTCGAGATGTTGCAAACGATTAGCTTCGTTTGGTTGAAACTGCACGTTTACAGTTGCAGGGCTAAAAAAAAGCGGTGTAACAATGCCGCTGATATTTTTTTGCCCGGCTGACTGATACAAGATAACTTGTTCGTCAGGATTTATGGCAGTTATAGTACTTCTAACCACCATGTGCAAATTAATTCCGTTCATCTGTTACACCCTCTTTATTTAACTTTTACGTTATTTGTGACTGCATTTATCATGGTAGACGTATCAATCAAAGCTCGGTAAGGGTCAGTTGCTACGGCGTTTTTGCCGCTTTGTGCTTTGCGCTGTTTCATGCGGATAGTGGCAGGGCTATTCGGGCGCGGGTCGTTCCACTCCCATTTTTTTATAGTATCCTGTATATCCGCTTTCATTTCTTTTGATACAGCAGTGTAAGCATTTAATAGCGCGCCATTCTGCGCCGACTTACCTTTTAACAGGGCAGTAAGTTGCTTGCTCCATTTGTTTTGTTGTTCATCTACAGTCCTTTGCATAAAGGGGCGTTCAGGAACGCCACCAATGCCCTTGTTTTGGATATAGGCAACATAAGCAACATTTATCCCGCTTGGATAAGTTGCGTCCGCTGTAAAGCCCGCCTGTGCTTCCGGCGTTTGCCTTACTAGGTTTCGCAACTTCTTTTTCCAGTTGCCGGATGTCCCTGTTCCGTTACCTGTAACAAGCTTGACTTTGAAACGCATAATAACGCCCGCCTGCTCTGTACTTTGACGTGAGTGTCCAAAAAAGCATACCGCATTGTGTCTGGTTATACCAGTTAAGCGACATTGGTAGGGTATAGCTTGTTGATACCTTTCCCTGTGTCGCGCCGCTCAAAACGCCTACAACAAACGCTCCGCGCTGCTGTAGCTCGCTTATATGGCAAGTGAGCAGGTAAAGCAGCGTTTTACGTTCGTCAAGGTCTTTTACGGCTGAATTCACAGAATTATTTAAAGCCAGTGTTGCTATTTTGAAATTATTTTCAAGTACAACATCATCTACACCCGCTAACTGCGGATACAGCTTTTTAAATTCTTCCGGGTCGAATATAACGATATTGTTATTATCAGCCATTTTTAAGCCCCCTTACTTAAAAGGGGTCGTTGAAGCAATAACCTTTTTCGGGTCAAGTGGCTCGTTCCCGTTACGCAGTTCTTTTCGTTCGTGGATTGCGCTTTTTGTAAAGCGGGTATCTCCGGTTGATGCAAAAATTAAACCGTTAATAATTCTAGGGTCTGATTTATGCTGTTTTTTAATCAATTCCCACATGTCAGAGGGAACGCCGAAAGTCATACCAAACGCGCCGCCGATTGGGTTTTTACCCATTTCAAGCCCCGCAAGATGTTTGTTGTTGCCGTTAAATTTAACCTCGGCAAGACTACCGTTTGGCAGTCTTACAGCAAAAATCACGTCTTGATAAGAATTGCAGCATACCGTAACAGTGTCAGCTTGTTTGGTCGGGGAAGCTTGAACAGGTTGTTTGGCGTTAACTTTTTCAACTTCCTTTTCCTCTACCTCGCTGACTTCGTCGCTTTCGTTGGGGTCATAAGTAACGGGCTTTTCTTCCTCAATCACTTCTACCCCTGTCGGCTCGACTTCCTGCGGCAGTAAGGCTTCTGTATTCTTATCATCAACGATTGTTACAACTTCATCTTCTTTTACTTTTTTGGGTCTAGCCATGTAGCAGCACTCCTTTTTTATTATTTAGTGTAAATTAAACGCCTGTCATTTTGCCGATTGCAAACGGTCTATAAATGATAGTGCCGTAAGAAGAACCGACAAATTTTTGATGGAAACTGGAGCTTTCCGGAATTAAGCGCATAGCACGAAACTTTTCGCTAAATCCGATTTGAGCGGTCGGCAGTCCTTCGATTGTCGGAGCGACAAGCAGAATGGAAGTGCCGCTAGTTGCGGTAGCCAGTTCAGGAAATGCAACGAAACGGATTTTCGGGAAGTAGGTTTCCAACATTTGACGTGCAGAAATATTGAAGTCAGTTGCTTTGCCCAGTTGTACCTGTGTAGCGGGAGAGGTAGCAAGCACAAGTTCGGTGTTAGCGTCAATGTGTCCTGCGCCGCGGTCAGCCATTTTGCCGAACAGATACAGTACATCTTCGTAAATTTCTTTAGTAGATTTATCAGCCCACAAGGTTTTGATATCTGCATTTGGCAGCGGGGTAACCTCAGCAGGTAAATTCGGGTCGTTCAGCAAGCCGTAAATCTCCAAGCCTGCCACGCCATACAATGCGAATTTATTGCTTGCAATGTCGATTACAGTAGCAGCAGCACGTTGTTTATCGGCTGCCAGTTGCAAACGTGCGCGGCTTGCAACGTCGACTTCTCTATCGCCATAACGGATATTAGTTTGATAGATATATTGAGTTCTTACCGGAAAAGTCGGGTTTACATCAGAAGCACCGCCTTGACCATAATCTGTATAAGCTTCAACCTCGCCTGTGATTTCGGAAGTTTGGAAGCGTGCGTAAGAGGTTGTCCAATCACCTTTTTTCGCTTCTCCGAAAATCTCCCTTGCGCCACGTGTAGCGGTCAGGATAGGGATTACCATAGGGTCAATATAAGATGTAAATTCAACAGGAACGCCGCTGTTGGCTGCTGTAACCATTGCAGCGTCATTCGCTAACTGGTCAATGCTATCGTTTGCCAAAATGCCACGTATAGGCGACCCAGTATCAAAAATAATACCGTATTGTTTCATCACGTCAAGCTGTTCCTGCAAGCCTAATTGATTTTCAAACATTTGTGTTTTCCCCTTTCATTAAGCCCAGTTACTGATGACGATAATATCGCCTACAGCACCGCCGCCGTTAATATTTACTACTTTATAATCAGTTTCTACTGCATTCTTTACAGTGACGCCTTTTTCGCCAGTTTTAATACTGCCGTCTGCAAGTACTGCGAAAACGCTTTGCCCTACGGTCGCTTCTGTTCCAGTAATAACAGCAAAGTCCCCTTTGACTGCTACGGATACGGGAAAGCCTGTAGGAACAGTGTTAGAAGCTGATTCGTTATAACCCAGCGGGTTAGTGATTTCACGCACTGCAAAGCCCAGCGGCGCACCTGTGCCTGTGGATTTTACAAAAGCGTCGTTTTCTTTTACGGTTGCTGCCCAAACGAAACCGCCAATAGTTACGGTGTCGGCTGCGCAATAGCCTTTTTGAGTGCTTACTAAAGGATTGGTACTCATATGTTGACCGGGTACACCAATAGCAGGCAGGATATTTACTTGTCCTTGAAATTTGTTAGCCATTTTTCTTTGCTCCCTTCTTATCGAATGGTGATGTTTTTCAGATTTTTCATGTATTCAGGAGTTTTCTCGCTGGATACATTGAATTTTTTGATTGCTTCGTCGTTAGCGTGCGTTACGTCGAAACGTTGTTTTTGCAACACGTCAACCATAGCTTTGTAAGATTCTTTGGGATATTTAGAGGTATCAATGCCTTTAGCTTGCAAGGCTCTTGCGTAGATATCTTCTGCACTGTCATACGCCATAGCGTCGACGTTACCGAGTACGAAAGCGCAATCGTTAGCGGCAGCGTTAAGTTTTTTCACGCGTTCCATAACATTTTTTTCCGCTTCTGCTTTAGCATTAGCCAGCAATGCGGGAAGTGCGTCTTTAGCAAGGTATTTTTCCTCACCTTCGCGCTCGTGGTCGCGGTCAATCCGTTTCGGATTGTCTTTTTCGTAACGCTCGCCTGCTTTGATACCCATTTCAAAACCCGCTTTAAAAGCAGGGTCTTTCATGCGTTCTTCGAGTTCATCATCTTCGGCTTTTTCTTCCTTGTCCTCGTCTTTAGCTTTTTTGGCTAAATATTCTTCCATGCCTTTACGCTCATGTTCTCTATCGAGTTTTTCGCGTTCGGCTGGATTCTTTTCTAATTCTTCGCCTTTAGCTACGCCCTCGGCGTAAGTCATTTTTGCGTCCATACCTTCACCGCCTTTTAATTCTAACAGTTTCGCCTTAATGGTATCTTTTTGTGCAGCTTCCAGCCCTGTAAAGAATTTGTCTACAAGGTCGTCGATTGAGATATCTGCGTCTACATCCAAGCCGATTTCTCGGGGGTCGTAACCTTCTACCTGCGCTTCAACCACATTTACAGCCTTTTGCAAATTAGCCAATACAACTTCTGCTGCTTCGATACCTAAATCAGCGTCTTTTGCAAAGATAACGCGCTGTAAGTCAGCTTTGCGGCGTTTGAAACTTAAAATATCTTTTGAAAGATTTTTCATTTGCTTTTTTTCTCCCTTCGTTGTTTTTTCTATCTCAACAGGTAAACTGTCGGATACAACTACATCACTGCCAGCCCTGCCTTGCGGTACAAGGGCAACGTGATTACCTCGAATATCTCTCATTACAAAATCATATTTTGCGCCCTGATATTCCCCTGCGGTCATATCGGGTGTATAGCGGTAGCTGCAAGATATCTGCTTACAACTTCCGTCCTCGACGGATTTAATCGCCTTTTTATCGGTGATAGATAACGCATTTAATAAATACGGTTCTTCAAAGCGTGCCTCTGTTCCTGTGCTGCCTACCTGATATTCTTTAGGCGGCGCGTCGGCGGTATAGTCGTGGTGTCCCTGCATTAGCGGCAAGCCGTTAAATGTTGGGGCAGCTTTCGCTAATTCTTCCGGGTCACGCAGTCCATAGTAGACACGTTCGGGGTTTAAGCCTAAATCCTGCCAGTTCGGAATTTCACGCCCTAAATACGGGTTTACAGTCGCCTTACTGATTGGGCAGGCGTCAACGTGCATAAATCCGTTTTCGTCTATTCTGCGCGCTGTTATGGCGGCGTCAAACGCTAAAATATTGTTTTCCCGTTCCATATGGTCAGCCCTTTCGTTTTAACTATTTTTATACAAGTGTCTTTATTTGTTATTTTGATTATATCACAGGTTAACTTAATTATTGCTCGTTAGCGAGTAATTCGGTGATATCGGGTCGAAAATCACACCTGCAATATGGCAGTTCTCCCGGTAAAACATTTCTGCCTACATCTTCGTCATAAAGCCCCTCGTCTAAATCAAATGTCTTTCCATTCATTGCAATGTGTGTTTTACGGCTGCTTTTCTCGCCGGGTATATGTATCCATATGCCTTTTTTTATACCGATATCCTTCGTCTGCATAACGTTTAACGCCTGCGTTGCCTTGTTGGTTTGGTCTATGGCTATCAGTTCTGCCCGCCGTTCTGTAACCTTGTTAAGGTCTTTTATGTGCTGAAATATGCTTGCCATATCCCGCCCTTTAAGTGCGCTGTCAATTACAACATTGGTTAATTTATCAAAGTATTTAGGGGCAATACTCTTTATCAAATTTACGTTACTCGCTACCATTTCTTCAAGTAGCGGTTGATGTAAGGCACTAATGTGAAAATCTATCACAATGCCCGCTTTTTTTAGATTAGCCATAAGCCCCGCTTTAGTCTGTTTATCTATCTTACCGATAAACTTGCTGGCTATAGCGTCCAGTTCCTCGGCTTCCCATTCGCTTATATATCTGCCGAAACGCGCTTTTATAGCGTCAATAAGCTGCTGTAAGCGTCTATTGTCGAAATCAACGGGCGCGTCATTCGTTACCATTTCCGACGCTCTAAACAGCTTGTATTTTTCAAGCACAAACTTTAACGCTGCCTTTTCCATTTGTTTTATTAAGCGGCGTATCGAACGGGCGTATTCGTTCTGTATTCCGACGCTGGCAGGTATTCCCGGTATAGTTACCTGTCGCCGCCGTCGTCTGATTTTCGACGCCATACATTAGCCCCCTTTTGTAAGGTTTATGCGGGATTATTTGATATAACCCCGCATTTTTTCCCATTTTACTTATTTTTAATCAATTATTTCGTTTTTTTATTCAACTTCTTTTGGCGGCTTTTCATCTTGGCTCAAAACTTCCCGCTTTTCAGTTAATCCTAACAGTTCGCGTTCTTCCTCGCTTAATTCTTCCTCGGGTACGCTTTCTTCATTGAGGTTGTTAAAACCGCTTTTCGGGTCAGCTTTCAGGCACTCTCTGCCCTCGTCAGGACTGATGACACCATTAGATATATAAATCTGCTGCGTTTCAGCTTTGATTTTGTTTACCGTAGCTATGCTTTCTTCTTTTTCCTCTGATAATGGATTGAAGGTAAAAGTTATTTCGTTGTCTATCTCTCCCCATTCCTGCACTTGTAGTACCTTTAAGACGTATTCTATTTGTTCACGCAGTTGCTTTTCTTGCTGGCTGGCTATGTGGTCGTAGTGGTTATTTAAATCACTTTCACCTGTATTAAATCCTGACGGCGTTAAGCCCCACATTTTTGTTACAGGCTCATTGAAGTAAGCCGCTACAATCTCCATTGCCTGACTTACTATATCCTTTACGCCAGCTAACGACGTTGATTTAATATCAATATCTTCTGATTCTTTATCTATCAGCATGACGCCATCATTACTGCGATACTGTACGAAGTTATTTACACGGTTATCAATCTGCGCCCAGTCACCGCCCGAAAAAATCTGCTCGTTAAGATTCGTTTTGAATACTGTTAAGCTGAATTTGGTCAATAACCTTACTTCTGCTTCTCTGCATTCTGTGAAGTGCGCTACTGCGTCTAATACAATCTGTGCAAGCGGGATACCGAAAAAGTTATATGCCGGGCGTAAAATCGTCGGCAGTTCGTTTTCTTGCACTGGAGGCAGGAAGCGGCTTGCGTCTACCGCTTTGCCCATAACAAACCAATATCGTGGCTTGAAGTAATATTCTTGCAGCGGGTCTGCTGCGTTGTATTGACCGGGGGAAAGGTTATACGGCTCTATAACTTTCAAACGCCGCAGTTTTTTACCTCGTAATTCGTTATTCGTTAAAATTAATGGATTTAGCAGGTTTTCACTGGCGGTGTCGATTCCGTCAAAGTCCATGTATACTAAACTGCCGCCGTAGTATTTACTGATACTTACCGCTTTGCGTAGTGTCGGCAGCAGGTTTATCTTGGTTATTAATTCGTTAAGTCTGTCCAGCTTTGCCTGTTTATCGGTATCAGGGTCATTGTTGCCCTTTGTTGTTAGCGTTATACCCTTTTCTAACATTTCATCAGCAATCATCTCACAGCCTGCCCGAATAAGCCCGTTTTGCGCAAGCCCTGTTAAATAACCGTAGCCTAAAAATTGCGGGTATGCACTCATGCCCATTATAGAGATAGCATGATGTAGCAATGAATGACATTGACCTATAGCAGCGTCATTTGCTTTTTTGGTATTTTCGTCTACCTCTGATAGCGTAGCTGGCGCACCGTACATTGTTTTAATGTCGGCAAGGGTCGGTACTCTTGGCATACCTTCTACCGGATTAATAAGGTTTAATGCTTTCAATCTTGGGTCTTTTCTGATTCGTTCTTTGTTGTTGAAAGCCTGATTTTCGTTGCCGCTATTTTTTCGGGCGGTGTTCAGTGCTTTCTGTCGGATACGTTTCTGCGCGTTTTTGCTGTTGTTCATTTCTTTTCCCCCTATTTATCTGCGTTTTACTTTCATTGGCGGGTGACTGTTTTCTAATGCGTATCTAACGGCGTCTATAGTATGGTCGTTGCCGTCAGGGTAGTTAGCGATATAGTTACCGTTTCTATCCTTTTTTAGCTCGTATTGGGCGAATTCTCGTGCTGCATTCGGGCAGCGCATAGGGTCTATAACGATTTCTAATAAATCATCTGTTAAGTATTTATAGCCCCATTCTCTCGAGCCTTGCCCCTTTTTAGCCGGAATAACATTAATCCCATAGCTTTTTAGGCTCATTAATGTTTCATGCTGGATGTCGCTTACTATAAGCCTGTTGCGTGGATTTTCTTTTTTGATGTGTTCTGCTAACGTCCAGCTAGGGCAGCCACGTGCATAGTATTCATTGAAAATATATAGCTTGCGTGCTGCCGTATCTAGGTGCATAGTCATGTACGCCATAGGGTCTATTGATACACCTAAATCAAGCCCACGCTTAATATTATCGAAATGCGATATTTCTTCGTTCGTGATTGGTCGCAGTTTTAAGTTAGTGAATATCTCTCCGCCTGTTCCTGTGACTTCACCTAAATACTCATGTCTAAACCTGCGGGGCTGATATACTGCCATAACTGACGCTTCATAGAGGAATTGTTTCCCTACCCATTCGGGCGGGGCTTGCAGATAGTTGCTTTTGTGTAACAGCTTATCGGGACGAGATTTCAAGGCTTCGTTGTTCACCCAGCTTTGCATAGACGCAGGCGGGTTATATGAATAAAAGCACCAAAAACGCTCGCCACCACGCAGCACTGATTGCAATACCTTTTCTATTTCTTCGATTCCCGAAAATTCTTCTAATTCTTCAAACCATGTTATAGCATAGTAACCTTTTTTTACTTTTACGGACTTGCGTTTCGTCGGGTCGTCCAGTCCCCAAAACAATATTTTCTGCCCGGTTTTTTTATATATAAACGACGGCGGCGACACTCTAGCTATGAAAAAATCATTTAGCCCCAGCTTTTCTATAGCCCATGCTATCTGTTCATAAACTGTTGTTTTTATTGTTACTCCAACTTTGCGGAAAACAATAACGTTTATAGTTGGGTCTAGCAGCATAAGCATGATTATAAATATACTTATAGCCGACGACTTCAACGAACCACGCCCACCGCTAAACCAATAATGCGTAAATTCGTGATTCATTACCTGATGATAAACTTTATAGAAAGCCTTGCCGATACAGTCAGTTAAATTAATCTTTGGCGGGGTCATTTATCTTTTTCGCTAAATCTTCAAAGTTCTGCGCTGCTTTTAGCGCGTCGTCGTAGGTCGGCAATTCACTTTCTTCTGCTGGCTGCTCGGCTGGTACATCAGCGACGATTGTCGGGGCTAAAGCTATAGCTAGAGAGTTTTCTCCAAATAACTTATGGTATTTACCCATATTTTCGCTACCCGCTTTTATAAGCGTGTTTTCCATGATGTAACCGTCGGTATATATCTTTTCCATTTGCCCCGTTTCCTGATTCTTTTTAAGAACGTACTTTTTATATTCTATTGTTTCTTTGACCTTGCCCCGCATTTGGTCTGTATAGCTGCGGATTACTTCTTTAACCTCTGCGATATCGTCTAATTCGTATTTTGCCCGCAATTCTTCTACATACTCCTGTACCCATGGACGAGAAAAAATCATGTATGCAGTGCGCCGGGCTGTTGTTTCTGCAAAGCCTGCGGCTTTCGCGGCTTTATAAAAATTAAAGCATTTTAAATATTCTCTTGCAAACTTTTTTTCGCGGTCGTTCGCTACCCGTTTTTCGCCAGCTATGCGAACAACGGCAGACCGTTTGCGTTTTGGACTAGCCATGTTACGCCCCCCTTTTTTGTTTTCATTATAGCACAATCTTTAAAAAACTATAATTTATCCTGCTTACGTGGTACAATGGTATAAAACGATTAGGGGGGCTAGTATGTCAAAAAAATCCTATACAGAAGCCGAATTGATTGAGGTTTTTAATCTTCCCTGTAGTAATAATATTCTTGACTTTTTCGACAAATACGAGTGTAAGCGTGTCGTTATTGGGTATCCTTCTATATCTCACGTTATTTACGGATATAACAATCCTGAATATCTGCCCGATATCGCGCATTTAATTGATTATGGCGTCGGAAAAACTGTAATCATAAGCAGCTACGAAACAGGCTCGCCAAGATATCAAGTCTATAACTTTCCTGATAGGCGGCAGGCTATTACTTTTGTAGATGAAGTCGAATATACGTTGTTTGTGCCTATTGATTGTATCTTGAATTTCATAACTCAAAAAATAGGCTTTTGGTCTTATAAGACTACAGTAAATATTCTTGACGATAACGAATATAATATTATTCTTGTAGTTGAAGGGCGCAGGATTGAGCTGACTGACGATAACTTTATGGATAGAGTTTTAATAACTCAAAAAACGCTGCTTATCGAAAATGATTTGATAAGAAACGCAAAAAGCGCAGTCGAATATTATCGTAATATTTTTAAAATGTCCCGTCGCTTCGTTGCAGAAATAACGGGCATACCGCTTAAAACGCTTAATGCTTTTAATTCATCACCTGACCGCACTATCTTGAAAACCAATGCTCTTAATGTCTACAAACTGGCGCAGTTATTCGGTGTAAGCATGGAACAGATTTTGCAAACAGAATGCGAAATAAACCCTACCAGTAAGGCTTTTTTGGAAAGTAAAGAGGTTTAAACAATGAATATTGATAACGCATTATATACCCTGAATATCGCGCCTGACGCCCGGCAGTTAACCGTTTTTATCGACGGTGAAGCAATTCCTCAAAGCCGCCCCAAAATCGCCACACGTGGCAAAAATGGCGTTCCGTTGCCCCATGCTATCGCCTACTATAAAGACGCTTCCGTTAACTATCGCCAGCAATGCGAATACTGTATTAAACAAGCTGTTCAAAAGTCAGGTATCTTTTTCAAAGATGTCGCCTTGTTTTGTGAAGTGTATATTTTTTTACCTGTCCCTGCGTCGAAAAGTAAGAAGTTTAAAGCCGCTGTTGATATCGGCGCAGAATTTCCAAAAGTCAAGCCGGACTGCGATAACCTCTTTAAAAATATCACAGACGCAGCCGAGGGCTTGGCATTCGATACAGATAGCCGCATTGTTTCTGTAAACATCCATAAGCGTTATACCAACGCCGCACCGTTTGCTATGCTGCGGCTTACAGAAATCGACGAAGAAATAACCGTTCTACCAGCTTTTATCAAATTGCATAGAGAAAGCAAAAAAAGCAGGGGTTAAAACCTCTGCTTTTTTATTTAATGTAAATTGATTCGCCATATAGATTTATTAAATACTTCCGGCAGTATTCTTTTACATCATTGCACTTTTTGCCATGGTGTCGTTCTGTGTGGCAGTCCATGCACAGCAGTACACCGTATTCTATTTGGTCGCTTTTTATACCGTTATGTTCGTGATGAAACTTTTCGCCGGGGTCTACCCGATTACCGCAGTAAATACATTTATGCTGGTCACGCTGGTGTATCGTTTCATTTAGCTTTGCTAACTTCTGCCCTTTAAGTCGTATAATTTTACTTTTGGGTATAGGATTCATTATGTTTCCTTTCTGTTATTCTATTTTTTTAGGTTTAATGGCAGTTATTTTCTCGTCTAATATTTCTGTCAGGCAATCTTCGCAAAGCATTTCTATGTACATATCACATTCTTCTATTGTTGTCGGAAAACATTCTTTATTCGTTTTTCCGCATTTTTTGCAGCTCGCTAAACGCTTTTTATTTAAATCTACTAAAATTCCTAAAGCCTGACAAGATTTATTGAAAAAATTTATTGCGCTAGCTTCTATAGCGGTTTTGGGGTTTAAACTATCTAAATCTTTTGATGTAGGCAGAGACAGAATACTGTTACATTTTCTGTATTTTTTTAAGCTATCTTTTTCCCTTTCAACACATATAAACTGAAAGCCGTCTATAAATTCGTTATATTCAAAAATTAAGAAGTCACCGGGGAATAAATTGTATTGATAGCCTTTGTAATTGAAAAACAGTTGCTTCGTTTCCTCTGTAAAAGATGTTTTTATACTACATTCAATCTTTAGCATAGTGACTTCGTTTCTTATTTCTTCAGGAATATCCTCTATTTTTATATTCGTGTTTCCGTCCCATTGCCAACCGTAAACCTCTGTTATCTCATAATATTTTTCTATTCCTGCCATTTTTTACACCTCTCTGTTTTTCGAGTTCACCTAATGTTTTTTGGATTTCTAAAAGCTCTTGTTTTATTTTTGCGCCTTGCCTTATTAAAGCTTCCTCGCTCCACAGCTCATTCATTTTTTCATTTATTTTTAAAGCGAAATCAGTATCACTCATTTCGGAAGGTTTTAATATTGCTGCTATGGCAGTAAGTTGTATTCTTGCGTCTATTCTATGTATTTCTAGTTCTTTCTCTAGTATCTTTAGTTTAAGCCTGTCTATTTCTAGGATTCGGTTTAGTTGCTTTTTGTGTAGCATAACTCTACTTCTGATACAAACATTTTATACCTCGTAATTTTCTTTTATTTTTTTAACCTCTGAATTAAATTCTTCAACTATTACACTTGCCATTTTATGCCCTCTAGCTACGCACCTGCAAAAACTTATAGGCTCTCCAAAAAATTTTCTGTGTTTGGCTCTTTCTTCTTCCGGTTGCATTTCTATAGCTTTTTGCAGATATTTTGCAAAATCACTTACGGTTAACTGCCTAAGTTTTGGTACGAAAACATCTATGTTGATATCTTTACCTTTTTGGATGTTCGTTAATACTGTTATGTTTTTCTTGAATTCTTCGGAAACATAAAGCTGTGCAGCTAACTTAATGATATCTCTAGCATTCATTTTATCACATCCTTAAATTTAAAAGTGGCGATATTACGCCCACGCAATGATACAAAAACATCTTTAAATATTTCTTTGTTCTTTAGTCGGTATTCATAGCCTACCGACAAGCGAATTGTGATATTGCGCCGATAATATCCCCGTCGAATGCGGTAAAGTTTAGTGAAAAATCGCCCGTATTCAATCATTTTATCACTTCTTCCTTGTCGATTCCTAAAATATCAAAAATAGCTTTCATTTGTGAATAAGTAATTCAGTATAAATATAAAGTATTCCAACTTTATTAGCGGTTAATATTTCTATCTGCGGCTCTTTCAAGTATCCAAGGTTTGAATTTAAAACAAATATTTTATCGCCGGGCTTTACATCCTTTAATAATTTCAATTTAAAACATTCTCCCCTTTAAGCAGTATACTTCCTTTCGGGGGGGTAACTCCTGAAAGCCCTTTTTTAATTTCTTTCACTGCTTTTAGTTGTAGTAATAAAATTTCTTCAATATCATAATCTGTTGCTTTTTCCATGCTAAAAAAGCCTGAAAGCAAAACACTTTGCAATTTCCAAAAGATTTCTCCTGCGTCGTCGTCCGTTATTCCTGTAGTCATAAAAGTACCCGTTTCACTCATAAATAAGCAGAGTTCATTTTGCATTAACGCTTCTTCTACTTTTTTTAGCAAGTTTTCATCACTTACTTTCTTTTCCGTTACGTTTATATCTAGTTTGTTGTCCATTTTCTACCTCTTTCCGCGCCATAATCTCCATATGGGCGTTTTTTATTTGTTTTAGGTGTAATGTGTTGCGCTTGTTGTTTAAAATCGTTCAAGGCTGCTCGTATCGTTTCATATAGTTAAATACTGACGTTTGTGAAAGTCCCAATGCGGCAGCAATCTTATATGAGCTGACACCGTTATTTTTCATTTCAAAAATTTGATTATGAAACTTTTCCCAATCGTGCGGGCTGTTTGGGTGTGGTTTAAACGGTGGAATTTCTTTCACCATTTTCGGCGGCAGGGGGGGAATTTCTTCCTGTTTGGGTTTAAACGGCAGACTTGCAATGTTTATATAATGTTCACCTCTAACGCATTCTTTTAGGTCTAAAAACGGGCAGTAAACAGTATCATTATGGCGGCGCAGGCGGTAACATTTTAGGCAATCAATCATTTTTCTAAACTCTTTTCTTTAGCTTCTTTTACTTGATTGCAGTATTCATCTATTTTTTCTTTGCTTAAATGCCTGTTGCCATACTGCTTATAGCCCTTGATTTTTTCCAGCACCTCAAAGGGGTCATAGTAATACCTTGTGCGTCGCCCTGTATGAAATTTAAATATATTTGTGCAATCTTCCCGCAGCTCTTTTAGCAACTTTCCATATTTCCAGCGTTCAATCGAACAGGCTAAAATAATTCGTCCAACACGGTAGCCGCTTATAAATCCTTTTGCCTTTGCTGCTTCAATGCTGATATTCTGCATTATTCATTCTCCTCTTTATTGATTTTTTTCTTTAACGATAATAAACAAGCGTTGCAAAGCGTGATGTTATAGGTTTCGTATCCTGCTACACGTATAACAAAACTGTTCCTGCTCGCCCCAATATAACCTTTTCCACACCCGTCGCAAACAAAATCTTTTTTCTTTTCTTTTTTAAATTTAATCACTTTATCACTCCCTTAAAATCTGCGAATAATATAAATATTTATCATAAAGGCTGCCAAAAATAATAATGCGCCTATTAAAAATGCAGTTATCATTATATTCCTCGTCGTTATTTTATGGTTTCCTGCGTTTTTTCAACTCTGATTTTTGTTTCCACAGTTAAAACTTCGATTTTTGTTTCATTATTCAAATGTGGGCGTGCGTAGTTTATCGCTTCTTTTTTAGTTTCAAAACAAAAAGGCTGCTTGACGCCATTCACAATTAAAAAATACTCGGTTTTAATGTTCGTTAATTTTTTATTCATGTTATTTCCTCTTTTCTTCCATATTTGATTTTTCTTTACCTCTTGTCTATATTATAGCCCCCCCTCGTTCTGTTGTCAAGTGTTTTTTTTGAAAATTGCGAAATAAAAAAGCAGGGTATTTGCCCTGCTTTTTAGTATTATGAATTTAATTTTTGGCGTCGTCGCAAACTTACTTCATAGTTGTGTTTACGGATTTCTTTCAAGTGATACTCTGACGGCTCGAAGTACCTACAACGCGCATTTCTTGCGGAACGTGGTAGATTGCACTTTAAATTTTTAGTGCAATTTAAGCAATTCTTCGTTACATTCCAGTAAGTCAAAGCTTGCTTTGCTTTTTCCGCTTTCGCTTCTTCTTCTATACGCTTGTTGATTAGCTCGAACGCACTGCCTAAAGGATTATCTCTGCCCAGTAACCCCCTCATTTTATTCTCCGTCTTTTAATGTTGCTGTGTCTTGAGGCAGGCGCGCACTAATCAGCCCTGCAAGAATTTTTAATTCTTTATCATCTAGGCTTTCAACCAATTTAACTAAATCCAATTTGTTATTTTCAAGCAAGCCTATAATATGCTGGTTAAGGCACTCTAATACATTGCTTTCACTGATTAAAAGTGAAGCGTCTTTGAATAAATTAGCCGCTTGTTTTGCAGCTTCCGGGCTGGCTGTTAATTTTTCTGACCCATTCTTTAATACAAAACCATAGGCGGCGTCTACCGTCGCTTCTGTGTATCGCTTATGTTCAGCTATAGCGTTTTTTGTTGTTTCAAACTGCTTTTGCTGCTCAACGGTGATTTTTACATAATACGGCTTAAATTCTTTTTCGGGCTTTAAATTTAGTGATTCTTCTGAAACTGTTGAATTTTTTTCTTTTAACGGTTTAATTTTGTCTGACATTTCGGCACTTCCTTTTTTTATTTTTTTATAATGCTATATGTTAAAGCGGCTGCCGCCACTACATATGCAGCATTTCGCTGCCTTTTAATGATTGCCAGTTTTTTCTTGCAGCTCTCGGAGTAGGCTGTCAACAATTTGTTTGCTTCGTCTAATAGCTTCTCTGTCTGCTGTTTCTCGGATATCAAGCTCGTTAACTGCTGCGTTTTCCCTGTCAAGGATTCTGTTAAGTTCTTCGAGTTCTGTTCGGCTATCTCTAATTTTTTCTGTAACTTGCTTACTATCTCCGACATTTGATTGTAACGCGATAACAAGTCCCTGTAACCCTTCGATTTCTCGTTGCTGCTGCTCTCTAGCTGCGTTAATTCCTGCTGTAGCTGCTGCAAGTCGCTTGTCCATTTCGCCGCCTGCCCGGGCGTAATAGTAATAGGTTGCTCCTGCGCCCAGCACAAGCCCGGCACAGGCAGCAATAATAAGGCTAGTAATACTGCTTTTATTAAGTTCCACATATTTACCCCCCTTTTATTTTTTGGTAAATCCACCAAAATAAATACGTGATTACTATTCCAATTATACCAGTAACAAGACTTATTACCAGCCCTTTTAATCCATTTTCTAAAAACATTTTTATAACTCCACTTTGCAAATTTTGAAATACCTCGGATATTCGCTTTCTTGTTCAGCTTTTTCGTTCCATAAATTCAATGTTTTTTGAGCTACAATAAGAATTGTTTTTAAATTTGATTCTGATGTCGTGCATTCTTCATTATTTAAGAATGTTACTTTTCTGATGATACTTGGCGGTAATGTCACGAACACAGGGAATTTAGTTTTTTCCCCAATTTCGTGGATATAAATTTCAATTCTTTTATCATCTACCATGAAAATCATAAGCAGCCTATCCTCTCTGATTTTATTTTTGTTTTTTCAATTTGTTTTTATGCTTCAAAAAAATCACGAGTGAATTTCTCGACAACTATCATAACTTTTCCGTCTTTTACGCTTTTAGCTGCTCTGCATGCTTCTGTTGTCGTTTCGTAACAGGTACTTCTGTCTATTACGTTATTGATTGATAAATAATACTTGCATTCTACCATTCTTTGCATTTTTCATAACCCCTTTATTTTTTCCTTACCTCTTGTCTATATTATAGCCCCCCTTTGTCCTGTTGTCAAGTATTTTTTTGAAAAATCGCAAAATAAAAAAGCAGGGTATTTGCCCTGCTTTTTGACGTAAATGTTAAGTATTGTTTTTTATGGTACTACGGTTAAAACAACGTTGTTTCCTGCTGCGATAATCATTCTGCTTAATTTTTCGCCGTCGATATTCTGCATACGCAGACAGCCGTAAGTCGGTACCCAGCCTTGACGCCCTGCGAACGGATTAGGCAATCCGCTGCCGCCGCCGTGAATATCTCTTGCTCGTGGGTCGTGGGTAGTGATATAGAATGTGCCATAAGCTGCGCCATATGCGCCGTTAGTAACTTCTGCGCTTACGTTTGTATAAACGCCGTCCGGTAAGCTTCCACGAGGGTCGCCTGCTTCGTTGTAGCCCGGAACGAAATTGTCACGACATTCCCAATCACCAATGACGTTATAATTTTCGTCCATAGCAAAAATACGTTGTTTGCTGCGTTGAAATTGGATTTCTTTCACCATGTTTATCACTCCTTTTTACCATTTTAGCACGTTATTTCGTGGTAGGCAAAAATTTATTAACAACATAGTTAATAACCTTTTTAACTGCATTAGCAATACTGCTATATCCTAACTCTATCAGATTCTCATTTATACTTGATAGTTCAACGACTAAAATGCAGACGGTTATCACTCCGGGCAAAAAGTCATTCAAAATTAAGTTTGTTGAAAATAATTTAATATTCGGCACTACTTGCCCTGCATAAAACGCAATAACTAAACTTGCGTTGTAAACCAACAGCTTTTCTATAACCCTTGAAAGTGCGGCACTATTTAAATAAGTCTTATTCCATGTTTTCGCTTTAAAACAGTAATATAGGGCTTTACGCAGCGGGATATATTCTATCGGCATATCAGGCGTTAAATTTTCATGGATGTATTTTTTGCTAACACAAATGACTTTAAGAAAAGTATCGTAAAGGACTAATCCAAATGAGAGGATAACTACTCCCCAAAACCCTTCACCGAACGTCTTATATCCAAAAGTCCATATAGCAATAGCATATGCCCATACATCAATATTCGCAAACCTATTAATTATATATTTTAGATTTTCATATAAATTAGTCCACATGAAATACACCCCCTTGTTTTTTACTATATTATATCACAGTATAAACAAAGGGCGTTTCCTTATTTCTTTTTAAAGTAATCGTCTATGCCATGCGCCTGTACGCTGCTTATGCTTTCATAAAAATCGGGCTTTAAGCTATGTTTTTCAAGCCACTTCATAACGGCTGCTGTTAATGATTTTTCAAGTTCGTTACAGAGTTCTTCTTGTATATCTTCTAAATTTAGCCAATTCGCAGCAGCTACGCCTGCTATCTCGTCAGCTTCTACTTTTAAAATATCCAATACTGTTTGAGATTTTAAAACTGGCATATACAGCTTTGCAATCCCTGTATATACTACTAGGCATTCTTTATTGTGTTTGTCTATCATACCCGCCTGTATAGCTTCCTCACGGCTGTTAAAATCACCCTGCCATGTTTTCCTGTCAAAAGAATAGGCGTATAGCTGTGCTGTCTTTGCGGATTGTTTTTTTACTACCATTTTTTCACCTTCTTTACCGGGGCTACCAACGCTTTTATCTTACTTTGATTAAAATACTCTGCTCGGGATAAATTATCATAGTTTTTCCAATAATTTAAATCCATTTTCCCCTCTTTAAATTCTTCACCTGTTGGTGTTAATATTAAGGTATTTATCGTGTCCAGTCTTTCTGCTGCTTCAATCTCCATAGCAATACCCTGCGTGTTTAGGGCTAGATTAAAGCTTTCTTTGCGGTCGAGTAATTCATAGTATGGAATAGTGCTGTACCCAGTGAAAAAGAATACGTCTGCTGTATCGTCGTAGTTATTTAATATTTCTTTTAATTAGTGTACTTTCATCTAGTTTCCCCTTTTAAAACATTAATTTGTCTTTCAAATATGCAATAGTGATATAAGCTGATTCTGCTTTTTCTACTTCAAATTTATTTTCAATGCTTGGATTAGAACTATATATTTTTTCTTTTTCTTGATAGGCTTTACTTAATTTAGAATATTCTTGTTCTATGATTGTGATTATATCTTCTATATCAGGAATTAATCGAAAGAATACATCAGATGTTTTGTGTAAATATATGGCTTGTGCTTTGCCTTTTTCGCACCCTAGAAACTGATAACATTTACATTGGTCTGTTAGTTTAATGGTTTTTACGTCTTTCACGTTATATACAGTAAATTCACTCCTTATATCTCCACTAATGCCAGTTGCAAAAATCTTTGCTATTTTCAATGTATTCACTCCTTTATTTTTATTATTCCTTACCTCTTGCTTATATTATAGCCCCCCTTCATTCTGTTGTCAAGTCTTTTTTTGAAAAATCGCAAAATAAAAAAGCAGGGCTTTTGCCCTGCTTTTTCAAAATTTAATTAATGTCGGATTATGTTTGAGCTTTCTCGAAACTTTACGTTTTATGGCAGCGTTTAAATCGTCGTCCCGTATCGGTAAAGCTATCAATAGCTGCGATAATGATATATATACATCTGCCATTTTTTCTACAATCTTACTGTATTGCGGCTCGCTTTTTACTAACTGTTCAGCTAATTTAGTGCTAGAAATGCAGCAGCTTTCTATGATTTTTTCTTTCGTTGCAGCTTTAGCAATACATTCTATGCTCAATCTGTCTAATATCATAGCAGACGGTAGCACACGATTTTTATTCAAGGTTTGGTTTTCAAACATTTTTGTCCTCGCGTTGGGCTTCGTTCCATTTTCTATTTGCCATAGCTATAAGCCCCTTTCTGTTTTTTCATCTAACGGAATACCCACATCAACTAACTGCTTGACGCCTTTCAATATGTGGTCTATAGAGTTTTTCCTCTTTTGAATTTTTAAAATGTATCCTACTAAATTCGCGCACACTACGGCTGCATGAAATTCGTCTAAATTTAAAAAACATTCGTCGCTGATCAAATCGCCTGTTGCTTCCCTTCTTATTCCCACAACGACAACACTGTCGTTTTCTTTAGCTAATATCCTAGCTGCTTCTTGAGCGTTCATATTATCCCCCTAAATCAATTCTAGAATCGCTTGTAATTCGACTTCTGTATTATATTTTTTAACGTCATCTTTAATGGTAAAGCGGTCTTTAAACCATAAAGTTAAAAAGCAACTCATTGTAAAAAGGCGAACGAAAAACGCGCCATAATTTTTTAAATAAAGTTGATGAAAACCAAACCAGCCGAAAAATGACCATAGATATAAAGCTCTATCTAAATCAATGCTTTTTTTTGCAACTTTCATCCTGAATTTTGTTTTCCCTGTTTCTGATAACTTTTCGTATTGGTCGTTAATAAATTCCTCTTTCGTTGAATAATCCATAGGTTGTAGCATAGTGTTTTACCCCTTTCTTTTTACAAAAATTCTGAAACTAATTCATACCCTTCGTGATTCTCGTTAAAGCATACCTTATTATTCAATTCTTTGGGTACGTCTTTTAATACGATACTTGCCCTAATGCCTAAATACCTTACTGCCGGGTTAACCTCTTGGAATACTCCTTTAGCTAGATTCCTAGCCTCACTGTAGTTGTAGGCAAAGGCTATAACTATTCCCAGCTCGGGAAACTCTTTGCTAGAACACTTGAAAGCCCTAACTTTTTCATACTGCTTTATCATGTTAGCCATTCTACAGTCCACCTAACCAGCCGCGCCATATAGGATATTCTATCAACACTTCGGCAAGTCCGGCACTTAATTTAACCGCAAAATTCACTAATCCAGCGGCGGCAGCAACTTTAATTATTGTTTTCCACTCAAACAAATCAAACAAATTATCAACTCCTATCTTTATTTATATTATAGCCCCCCTCTATTCTGTTTGTCAATAGGTAATAAAAAATATAGTCCCTGTTAGAAGCTGGTAGGCAGAAAAACCCCTAACAGCACACAGTATTACTACTGTCTACTGAAAAGAGGTTTTTGCGATTGCGTCCCCGCCGTCGCTGTATAGTTGAATTGCTAGCCATTTCATAGCGTCCCCAACGTCCCACGCTCCATGACTTACCCCCGCGCACTCTGCGCCCGTTGCCGCCAGCCGTATATTTTATAGACTATGCCTGTCTAAAGGTATATACACCATACCAGAGTAGGTTGACCTCTGCCAACTTCCTCCCCGCATAAAGCCCACTACAGCTAAAGCGGCTACTGATTTTTGCAATTAGAAAATCAGTAGGGGCAACGACTTTATAAACTTGGCTCGTTGCAGCACCAACCATTTTTTATACACAGGTGGGGTTATTCTGTGTCATTCCTATAGAGGTAAGGAATTTTTTCTATATTTAGTTAAAATCTAGTGTCAGCATTTACTTTTTTGTATTGACATTACTTTGAAATTTAGATATAATTTCTATATAGGCGTAAGAAAAAGTATCCATAACCTCTATAGGCTATAAGTTTAGGCGGTTACCCTGCTTTAGGTTATAAGGTTATAAGGTTATAAGTTGATAATTAGTGTCGGCATACATTTTTATTGACATTGCGAAATTTCTTACGTTTGCGTATGAGGCAGCAGCTCTGTAAAGAGTTGCTGCTTTTTTATTTTAATCGCATTTGATAAATTTGTCTAGTTGTGGATAATGTGGATAACTCTGTGTATAAACTATATATAGTATTTAAACAGGAATATTAGCCTATAAAATCACAAGATATAGTAAAAATAAAAGTTGTAAAAATTTTTAGCTTGATTTTTTTAGCAATGGAGCTTATACTTTAAATGTAATCACAAAATGCGTTAGGGGGGGCAATGCCTGTTCTCAAACGAATCAAAAGCCGCTCCCCGGTAGTTTCTAACGTCGATTAAGTAACAAGGACATCACAAGAACCTATTTTTCTTCAAAAGTATTCTTTCTGTATGATTTGTAAAAAAAAATCTTAGTAGGTTATCCCTAGAATGCAGCTATACATTCTAGGGATTTTTTCTTTTTATTTTTTCAAAATTCACTTGACACCTTCTTGTATTCGTTTTATAATGAGAATAAAGGGGGGCTACGAATGAAATTTATGTTAATGGCATTAGGGACTAGTGTTATTGCCGCAATAGCGGTATTCGACACATTTAGTCAGATATTAAATTTACTTTTTATCATGGTCAGCAATCAGCGACATTGCTTACTGAATTTACTTTACTTTATAAGCGCATTTCTTGCGCTGCTGGTGATTTTGAAATGAGGGTCATATTAAATCCTTTAATGCCGAATAAAGACGGTTACTTGACGCCTGTAAAGCCGTCACAAGTCTATCATTGCGATAACATAAATCAATTTGTTACGCAAGTTGTTAAATTCGGCTCGCTCAATACTGAATATGTTGATTTGTGCAACATAGTTGGCTATTCAGAAAAAAAGGCGGATGTTAAAACATTAGTCGAGATTTTGAAAGACTTATTTTTTGAAAAACATCTAGCTTTAACAGTGGATTTTGACTAATAAAAAAACGCCTGCACAAGACGCACAGACGTAAAAAAGGAGTAAGCCACTACACATAAATAATATAACTAAATATGTGCTTAATCAAACTTAAAGGATTACTAATGAGAAAGAAGGGCAAAGCTATGCAGATTAAATTCCCATTACTGAACGCAGAAGATATAGAGATACGCGTTAACCGTATCATTAAGTGCTATGCCGAGAATGCACAAGGCGAACGTGTTGAATACTACAAGGCAGATTTACTGCTTTATAAAGACGCTCGTGTTGATATGTATTATTTAGATAGATACGTCGGGGCGGATAGCTGGCAAAGAACGCACAGGGCAGAAGGAAACGACTTCATCTGCGGAATATCTTTGAAGAATGAAGCTGGAGAATGGATAACTAAAGAAGATGTAGGCGAATTATCCAACGTTTCGGCGAATAAGGGGCGCGCTTCCGACGCCTTTAAACGTGCTGCTACTAATTGGGGTATAGGGCGGGAATTATACAGTTCCCCCAAAATTCAGCTCATACTAAAAAAATATGAAACGTATATCAACAATCGAACGAAAAATGTAGCCTTAAGCAATGATGTTTCTTTTTTCGTTTCAGAAATTGAATACGACGAAAAAAAGCGTATCATTAAAGCTCTTGTGATTAAAGACGGGAACGGTAACTATCGTTTCGCCTACCCGGACGGCAAGCGCAACGAGATACAGAAACGAATTGAAGCAGCGCAGCAGGTCGGCGCATTAGTTGCCGCCAGCGTCGAAAAAGGCAAAGATAAGCCATTTTCCGAAATCATCCCAGTTAAGCGGGAACGGGCAGAAGAAGCACCGCCAATTATTAAGCCCCCAAATACGCCGCCACCTAAAGACGATGATACACGTAACATGTGTATCATGTGCGGTGTCGGAATAAGCAAAGCTGTAGCAGCTATATCCAATCGTAAAGTACAGCAGACAGTTTGTCTGCAATGTCGAGAAAAAATATTGAAAGGCAGGTATAAAAAGTGAATTTAAAAGGTATCGTTTCAGGTGTAGTGTGCGAAAAATGCGGGGCAGTGAAGCTGTTTCCTTTTTCAACAAAAGGTCAGACAAAAATCAAAGCCCGGTCCTTAGGCTGGACTATATCTAAGCAAAAGCAGGTAGGCACTGAATGGCGTTGTGTGTGCAAGTGTCCCGATTGTGTAAATAATGGTTAAGAAAAAGCCCCTAGCACGTCGTACAATCGACGCTAGGGGCTTTTTATATTGCGTTGCTTATGTTTGCTTGTGTTAATAAATTAAACGGCTTATAACTCAAATTTGACGTTCTCTAACTTTAAACCCCTTACACTCTACTATCGCCGCTGAATTTACCTTCTTGTTGCTAACACTGCTATTAATATACCGCCCTTTCACTGCTGACCACGCCAGCATATATTTATCAACAGCAGGTGTAACCTTCGTTGCTGCCTTTTTCGTAATCAGCCTTAATTTACTGTAGCGTCCTTCGTGTGCGGTGATAAAGCCGATATGTGGCGGCACTTCGTCGAGTAGCCCCAGCTTTTCAAGCTGCTTGAACGTGTCTGACGGCATGACGTAGTAATTAACATCACCCACTAAGTTATGCCCGTTCGGACTTTTGAAATCGCTTACAGTGCTTTTTATCTCGAAGCATATAGTTATTAATTCAGTAGGTAAGTCAATAGCCTTAAAGGTCTTTATAACGTCGCCCCTGTAGTTCTTTTTTTCACAAGTAATATAATGCTCTTCCGGATTAGTTACACCGTAGGTTATAGGCGGCAGCATAAAGCTTTCGCAAACTTTTATACAATCTACCTTCCCAGCTTCACTTAATCCATTTTTAACAGCAATTTCATATGCGGTTAATATTCCGCGTTTTGTCTGTCTATCGCCACTAATTGAATAATATTCTATAGTAACTTCATCACCGACTTTCAATGTCGCTGCATATTCTTCTAAAGTCATATATTTACTTTCCACTTTTACACCTCTTGTATTCTTCCCATTCGTCAGGCGGTAAGTCATCCATGATATCTTTAGCTGCCCATTTTAGAAATTTTTCAACAGATATCACTGGATATTTTGACCCAAAACCGACTTTAGGGCTATCGTACTGAATAGTGTCCTCAAATGGCGATATAGAGAGTATCTGCCTATCATTGATATAGCTGCCGCCCAATGTGTGTACAACTCTAGGGCGTTTAGCTCTATATACTCTGCCTGCTTTTTAATCTTCTATCTTCATTTTTCCTCGCTCCAATCTTTCGCACACTCGGCGCAAAGCACTGTTTCTTCGGTTAAAACTGTTGCTTCATCATCATAAACCTGTGTCCCACAGTTTGAACAATACAGCCACCAGCCATGACTTAAAAGTTCTTTTGCTGGTATTCTTTTACTATCTCCATATTTATCAGCCCATGGAACGCGAGAAACCCGCATTTCTGTAAATTCTCTATCGTGTTCGGCAGCAAGCAACGCTTTAGCTTTTCCCGGGGTCGCCGCCCAAACTACATGACTTTCCCCATGATATTCGTCGTCCCACACATAAGCTTTTATGTTCATTTTTCATCACCTTCTACTTTAGGAATAATTTTAAATACCCTATTGGTAGAACACTCAAAGAATTTATCAGCTTGATGCTTGTCGACATATTCTTTGGCTTTTTCTTCCGCTTCCACTCTGTTGTTTGCTTCGACTTCAAAGCAAAAAGCATATGTTTCAATCAGCTTAACTTCATATTTTTTCATGTTTATTCTCCTGTTAAATACTCATAGTCCTGTTTTAAATGTTTTTCTGCTTCAAAATACGATTTATAATATTTTCCCGCTTTTTTTAAAAGTAAAAACTTTATGTCATTTTTATTAAACAATGTTTCGCTATGGATAACACCTTTATTCTTTCCTTCGTCAACCGCGACGTAAAAATATACGTCGCCTATTTCGGGCTGCCACGATTTATTTTTTATGCCATAAAAGCCAGTTAAACCGTCCATTTTAGCCCCGCACTCCGGGCAGTATTTTGTTTCATCTTCTTGTGGATTTCTGCAAACGCTGCATATGCTCGTATCTAAATTAATGTCTATCCAGTATCCTTTATCACGTTCTTCTACTGTAGGAATTGTATCAAGCCTATCAGCAGCACTTTGATAACCGCTTCTAATTCCGTCGAAAAACTCACCCCAACCTTGTATATCTCCGGCTATTCTTAATAATTCAGCTTTCGCCTTATCAGCGTCTATTAATCGCATAAGTTTATTCACTCCTTTATGGCAGTCCCCTTACTGCTACTATTCCCTTTTTGCCCTTCCCTCGAATTTCTACTGTATGAATTTCAAATTTTTGCACACAGCCGCACTTGTTATATATCGCCTGTGCGCCTTGTTTCGCCCTTGCAAACGTTTTATAAAGCTTGACTTCTTCGTTGATTGTTGGAACGTGTCCCGGTACATATATATCGCCTTGAAGTCCTATTGTTCCAGTGTAGTAGCCTAAATTGTTACCTGTGCAATTTCCGAAATTATGAATTAAATAAATCGCGTACCGGGTATGTGAATCTAGTTGAAAAAAATCCCCGTACTGCTTTGCCGCCGTCAAGGTCGGAAAAGATTTTATCATTATATCTCGAAAATATAATATGTAGTGTCGGTTCGCTTTTTCTATCGTGATTAAATGGCTATGTGACATTTTATAACAGTCATTTACTTTATCTTTAATCCACATTCTGGTAAACCTCTCTTATAATGATATCTGTAGTTATTCGGTATATTTCACGAATAGCAGCGGCTGTTAAATGTATAGCATTCTGTGTATCCGTCTGCTATGATGTAGTATGCTTTTGCTTTTGTAACACAAACACTTTTCATTTTTATTCTTCGTCCTCGTCTGCTTCTTCAATTTTCGGGTAACGCATATCAAGATATTCGCAGTCTATAATATCGCCGTCCTCGCCTACTTCAACTTCTTGTAATAAAAGACAGTCAACCTCGGCGAATTTTAACCCACAGGAATCGAATTTATGAATGTGAAGTAACCCGCTTTCCTTTTCTAAAAAGTCATACGCTTCGCTTTCGGAATCGCTTTCAAATTCCACAGCGGGGTCATGGTTATCGAGTAATTCTACTTCTTCTAAACATTGCAATTCTTTTT